TAAGATCATGAAGGCCATGGACACGCTTGAAGGCCTTATGAACAAGCAGGACGCTGGCGCCGCCACGGCCTACGCGTCCATGGTCACAGGTCATCGCCCTAACATCTTCACGTCTCTGACGCCCGATAAAATGCGGGTCTATCGCGGAGATATGAAGAAGTCGCACTCCCTCGATTACTTTATCGAGAAGGCTGACTCGCGTGACGCGATGCACCCCAACCGCTTCCACTTCATGGTGGAGCACCCCTCACAGGGCGCCTTCATCTCGAATATCTACGATCCAGCCCTTGCGGACTACGCTGCCAACGGAGGCTCTTTCGCCGAGCCTACCGAGGCTTTCGCCACGGTTGGTCTGAAAAATGTTGATTTTAGCGTAATACGACATCACGCCAACCTTCGCAGGGCTGCGGACGCGATGTCCAAGAGCGTCCCGGTTAAGATGACGGACTCCGACTTCCATCAAGGGATGTCTGCCGTTAATCAGGTGATCATGAACGTCTCGGACGCCGTTGCCCGCAACTACGGGCACGGAAAATCCCCGGACGGAATGGTCTACATGCCAGTTCCCATGTCCGTTGCCGCCGTGGACGAAGCTGGTGGGCATCAGTACTGGCCCGACACTTTCAAAAAGCGCGAGGACTACATCGAAAATCGGGGGCTGGGCATGGATCTTGATCAAGAGGTGGATGAGGTCCTCAACGAGGCGGGCGACATCGCCGAATCGTCTGGAGATGAAGGCGAGGAGGGTGCCGACAGCGAAGAAGCGGATGTCGAATCCGATTCTGACGATGAATCTGAGGCCGAGTCCGATCTCGAAGAGTCCGACACGCGCGGAGAAGATCTCAAAAAGTCGTACGATGGTATTAACTTCACACCTCCCGCAGGTGTCAGGTCCGCCTGCCGCGCTGGCTTGAAGCTCAAGGAGCAGGGTCACGGTGGAGAAGGTCTTGTCAGCGCGACTGTGGCTTGGGCTCGCCGCCTCGCGGCTGGCCAGAAAATTTCACCTGCCAAGGCTCGCAAGATGAACGCGTGGTTCGCCCGCCATTCGGTTGGCAGCAGCTCGCGGACGCTGGGAGACAAGACCTCCCCCGCTTGGGTCGCTTGGCAGCTTTGGGGCGGAAACGCCGGAAAGTCTTGGTCTGCTAAACTCGTCAAGCAGATGGAGTCCCGTGGCAAGGTGAAGAAGTCCGAGACTCCTCCGCCTGTGCCGGAGGGCATCGCTATCTACATGACGCCAAAGTACCTTAAGGACGTCGCACCTGACGTTCTGAAAAGCCTTACGCAGCAAGTCTCTGCTGCTGTAAACAAGGAGCCTAGCGAATGCGGAACCTCTCTCAGCGTGGAAAAGATCTACTCCAGCGAGCCCTTGCCTACCCACTCCCCGAGCCAGACCGAAAAGTCTGTCTCGACGACGACGATTGCGGAAGCGAAGTCGAAGACTGCTTCCCCCTCCCCCGGGCTTTCAGCGCCCCTGGAAAGCTCAAAAAGGACGGAGCCCCTCCAGCAGCTCCCAGAGCGTCCGGAGCTCCCCCGCGACCTTCTGGCCGACCCCAAAGTCCGGCAGGTTCTGGCAGCCAGCGTTCTCGCCAGCTTGCGCGGGACAATCCGGCCGCAATCAGTCGTTGAGGCCCTCGGGCTCGCCTTGACTTGCGACGGTAACGGGATGCTTCGAGCCCTTGAGGCTGGAATTATAAAGGCCGGTGACAAGCCGGGCCCTCAGGCCGCTCCAGAAGGAGCGGTGTCTCGCTACGCTGACGGTACCGTCGTCGAGAAGCGCGGCGGTAAGTGGCATGAGGTTGAGAGCGATAAGGGCAAGCCAGACGAGGATCGCTCTCAAAGCGGAAAGGGCAAGAAGTCGGACCCAAAGACCAAGCATCGTCAGGCTAAGGCCCTCGTCGGAAAGCTTCGCGAGCGCCTCAGCCAGATGAAGAACAAGGGTGCCTCTGAGAAGGAGATGAGCGTCGTCCGCTCCAAGATCAAGCAGGTCAAGCAGCGTATGCGCTCGATGAGCAAGTCCTACGATCCTTTTGCTGAGTGGCAGCGTGGGCGAGCGGTCGAGCAGCTGAAGAAGTCTGCGGACTATTGCAAGTACATGGGGTACAAGCGAGCTGAGCAGCTTCTGTACGCCGTCGCAGCGGACGACACTCCCTCCGAGATCACGGTCGCGGTTAAGGCCGCAACGCGCACCCTCGGAACTCGGTTCAGCACCCTCTTGGAAAAGGCAATCAAGTGAAAGAGCAACCCACCAAGCCAACCTCTACCGAAGTGAAGAAGGTCGGGCGCCGGTGGGTTGCGGTTTCCCCCCCGCGATCCGCCAACGCTGATTTTATCAACGACGCGCACCTGATGGCCCGCACCGGGTCGACGGGGGACTATCACTACGGAACGCTCAGCATCACGTATGACATGCTCGAGCAGATGGCCAACGTTCCGCAGATCGCAGGCATCCTGCAGACGCGGACAAACCAAGCTACTGACTGGGCGCGGGCGCAGGAAAATCCGATCGACATCGGATGGCGCCTGCGGATGGAAAAGCGCCAAGCGCTCCCCCTCAGAAAAGATCGCGTGGCGATCGAAAAGGCCGCCGAAGTTATCTCGCGCGCCGGCGCAGAGTGGCTTCCGGGCGGTTTCGAGCAGTTCCTGCGCGTCATCGTCCCGGACACCCTCACCTACGATCAGGTGAACTTTGAAATCATCCGGGAGAAGGACGGGACCCCGTACGCCTTTATCCCAGTCGATCCAAAAACTATTCGCCGAGCTATCCCTACCCAAGAGATTTATGGCGGAGAGCCTGCTCCACGCTACGGTCGCTGGGACTTCAACGAGGGCTTCGTCCAGGTCATGAACTCTGGCGAGATCGTGAACTACTACGAGCCTGGGAACATGGCTTGGGGTATTCGCCGTCCGCGATCGAACATCAAGTTTTCCGGCTATGGGCACCCTGAGCTTGAGCAGCTGGCTACGATCATCACTGGCCTTGTGAACGCTCAGACCTTCAATCAGGTCAACTTCACGACCGGTATTCACGCCCACACGGCCCTCGTCTTGAAGTCCGCTTGGGACCAGAACCGATTTAACGAGTTCCGGCGAGAGATTCAGACTTCGATGGCGGGCGGTCGCAACTTTAAGCGAGTCCCAGTTATTCAGCTCTCCAACCAGCTTCAGGAAGAGCTCGAGGCCATCACCCTCGGTAAATCGAACGCCGAGATGGAGTTCGCCGAGTGGATTAACTGGCTCCTGAAGGTCGCCTGCTCGCTTTATGCGATCGACCCCTCTGAGATGGGTTACATTTTTGGAGCTGAGGGCATGCGCTCGCAGCTGATAAATGCGTCCCCCACGGATCGAATTCTTCAGTCGAAGGAGCGTGGCCTTCGACCCTTGCTCAGGGCAATCCAGACTTGGATCGACTACTACGTCATCAAGCCTACGTGGCCCCAGCTTAAGTTCGAGTTCGCCGGTTTCGATGCGAGTAACGAGCGTGAGCGCCATGACATGGACATGTCTGCGATCACTACGTACCGCACGCCAAACGAAATTCGTGCAGAACGAGGTCTCGAACCTCTAGCGACACCTATTGCTGACCTGCCACTTAATGCGTTTTTCTCACAAGCAGCCCAGAAGATTTTGGAAAATGAGGTCGCGCCGCCGCAGTTCGATATCGATACTGTTGGGGCTTTTGTTGATGGAAGGCGACTTCCACCGTTGACAAAGCCCGCGTGAACGCATTTTATAGCTTCGGGTTTCGGAGAATCTTAAAGTTAACGCATGTCTTCGTACGTAGCACTTCAGTCCTCAGGCGATTTCTTGGCTTGGCTTCCTGCCGACATTACGGTGTCGTCTCCGATAGCCAAGTCAGGCAGTGATGGAGAAACCAAGCTGCTCGCTCCGATCAGCGGCGTCGCTTCTAGCGAAGCTGCCGATGCGGATGAGGACGAGATCGACCAGACCGGACTGGACTGGTCGTTCTGTCTGAACAAGGGCATTTTTACGTACGAGCACCCAGTCGACATCAGTCGCCTGGCAGGCTATCCGGAGAAGGTCGAGCAAGTTCGACTCTCTAGCGGCAAGCTTGCGACCCGCGTTAGCGGACAGCTCTATCTCAATCGCCCCTTTGGGAAACTCGTTTACGACACCCAGAAAGCAATGGCCGAAGCTGGTGGACGTCGCACACTGGGCTTTTCCATCGAAGGGCGAGTCCTCCCTGGCGGCAGAAAGGGCAAGCGAGTTACTAAAGCGCAGGTCATGTCTATCGCTATTAGCCCTGTTCCTAAAAATCCGGATACGTGGATGGATATCGCAGCTTCTATGTTCGCTCGCGGACATAGTCGTTCGACTGTTAATGCAGTTATGGCTGCAGTGGACGCAGATCCTACACTTCTGAATAAGGATCAGGTCACCAACCGGCTTGTTAGAGAGTTTCGACACCTGACCTGGGAGCAGGCCGAGAAGCTCGCAGATGTTATCATGGCTGGCTGACCCAGCTACACCCTAAGGAGCAATCATGAAAGCAAGCGAGCGACTCGCGAAGCTTCGGGACCTTCAGGTCCCCGAGGCGCAGGCTATGGATCTGGTGAAGTCGGCCATCTCGGCTGGCGAGGTTGAGAACGATCTCGAGCAGGCCTCGACGATCGACGTCAAGAAGCTTGAGGGCATCCTCGAAGAGCTGCGCAAGTCGCAGGCGGCGGTCGCTGAGCCCGTCCAGCCGATTATCCCGGCGACCGCCGGTCTCGAGCTGACCGGACTCTTCAACGCCACCGTTGCTGAGGTCAAGGCCGAGACGAGCAAGCTTTCGAAGGCGCTCGTCAGCATTGGCGAGATGATTTCGGAGCTGACGGTTCACCTGACGTCGCTCGACCAGCGCAACGCTGAGATCGCGAAGTCGCTCAGTGGTGCGCCGCGCGCGGCTGCCACGCCCGTCCCCCAGTCGGTCATCGGCGCTGTCACCAGCGCTCCCTCGCCCCACGATCAGCTCGCCGCTGGCCACTCGCCGGACGACATTGTTCGTCTGCGCAAGAGCCTCGTCGGTAAGCTGACGACCGAGCTCCGTGCTGGTGGCACGAATGACGCTCGTCGTCTTGAGCTTGCTACCGCCCTCGCCAACGCCGCCTCGGCCAATGACCCCGCCGCCTTCGCCAAGAGCGTCGGCATCAGCCTGTAAGGAGAAACCACATGTTTGATCTCGAGTCGCTCAAGGCCGACGCTCTTAATGGCGGCGGACTCGTTTCCAAGATGGCCCATGCTCTTGCCGAGGCTGAGGTTGGTAACCTCGAGCCGATGGTGAAGTCGGGTCTTTTCAATGCCGACCTCCAGCGCGCGGGCGTTTCGCTCTCGAAGGCTGAGGGCGTTAACTACCCGCTGCAGGGCGTTCCGTTCGGTTCGCAGGACCTGCCGCAGGGCCAGTTTGCCCCGCTCGTTCCCCAGTCGATCGACAACGTCCTCACCTCGATCACCTTCAGCGACAAGCACCTGAAGCTGTTCAAGATGATCCCGCGTAAGTCGTGGGGCTCGACGGTTTACGAGTACGCGCAGATCGTGACCAACGGTTCGGAAGGCCTCGACGGCTTCGTCGGCGAGGGTTCGGTCGGCGGTCTGAGCGAGGCGTCGTACCGCCGCGCCGTGGCGCAGATCAAGTACCTGACCGAGTACTTCGAAGTCACCGACGTGGCGACGATGATCACGGGTACGCTGGCCAACCAGAACCTCCTCTCGATGCGCACGCAGCAGGCTACCCTGCACCTCGCGCGTAAGATCGAGGAGCAGGTCCTCTGGGCTGACAGCTCGCTCTCGCCCAACCACTGGGACGGCATTATCTCGCAGGTGAAGAAGGAGGCCCCGGCCAACTTCCTCAACTCGAATGGTGCTCGCGTTGACGCCGACCGCCTTCAGCAGCTCGCCGCTCTGATTGAGCAGGGACCGCGCTGGGGTACCCCCGAGGTCTGCTTCGTCACGTCCGAGCACTACCGTAACCTCGCGCAGGAGCTCGACCTGTACGCCCGCGCGAAGTACAACGAGGGCACGAAGAACTTCCGCCTCGGCGCGGATGGCATCGAGTTCGTGACGCCGTTCGGTAACGTCGTCAAGCTCATGCCCCTGTTCTTCCTCGATCGCGGTCGTAAGACCCCGATCCCGACCGCCGTTGGCGACGGGGCTCCGGACCCGGTCCTCCCGTCGGTCAATGCCACGGTTGCTCCGGTCGCCGGCAGTAACTTCACGGCGGCTGACGCTGCTCGTGACTGGTACTTCGCGTTCGAGATCGTCGGTGACGAGGGCACGACCCCGACTGGCATCATCGGCCCTGTCGATGACGTCATCGAGGGTGGCGCGGTCACCTTTACGATGGCCGATGCGCTTGTTCCCCGTCAGGGTTCGAAGTCGATCCGCTACGTCCGCGTTTTCGCGGCGTCGGTGGCTTCCGGCGCGGACGCTCCGGACATCTCGCGCTTCCGCCCGGCTGGCTCGTTCCCGCGCAACTCGGCGGGCATGGGCGGCAGCACGTCGCACGACATGCTCCTCGAGGTTCGCCCGGACGCGGCCCCGATCATCATCTCGGAGTGGAACTCCAGCATCGTTCAGATGCTTGAGCTCCTGCCGATGATGCGTCGCCCGCTGCCCGTGCCGCGCGCCCTGAAGCAGCAGTTTGCGCTGCTCTACTTCGCGGCCCCGGTTGTTATGCAGCCGAACAAGATGATCATCGACATGAACGTCGAGTCGCGTACCTGATCAACTTGTGATAAATAAAAGGGGAGGGTCGCAAGGCCCTCCCCTTTTTGTTTGGAGGAATCGTGAAAGTTTACGCACATAAATGGTTGAAGAATAACGAGCGAGTCTGCATCGGATCTTTCCGCACTATCTGCTCCTCGCCCTTTGGAATCCTTGAGCCACAACCCACGGACCCTAAAGACATCCACATTATTGTGATCTCACGCGCCTGTGAGATGGTTGACGGCAAGCCCAAGGCAGAGCCTGGGGCAGATCATGTCGAGTCCACCGTTCTTAAGCAGAATCCCGTTGTCGAGGTTTTCGCCATCGAAGACGTCACGAAGGACGTGGATCTAGGCGAGATGGCCGAGGCCGCTGAGCGCATTTCTGCCGAAAACGAGGAAGTTTCGACGGTAGTTTCAGAGCCAGTTTCGGCTGTAGTCGAAGAGCCAAAAGACTTCGCGAACTATAGTACTTCTGAGCTCATGAAGCTGTGTGATAGCTTGGGTATTAAGGCGAGGAAGAACGCTACTCGCGCTTCCCTCGTAGAGAAGTTGGTGGCCGCTGCGCGAGGTTGACATGGCCCTTACAGATATTGTTACGCCAGCCTACCTTCGCACCTACCTGTCAGGTGTGGAGTTTTACAATCGCTCCAACGTCCCATACATCCCCGACGATGTGTTTACGATGCACATCAACGCGGCGGTGTCTCAGCTTGAGTCAGAGCTGAGCCTTCCGCTGCGCGGGGCTGTCGGAGCCAGTTCCACGCAAAGCTTGGACGTAGTCGATTGGGACATGAGCCGGTGGAACCTTCACCGCCTTCCGGTTCGACCAGTCAACAGGATTACAGCAATCCGCCTGCAGTACTCTAACTACCCGTCGTGGGAACTGCCCAAGGACTGGGTTGTCATTCGATCTCGCGAACAGGGTGCCATCCAAGTACTTCCCGGTGCTGGTAACATTCGTTACCTGCAGGGGCCTTGGGTAAAGTACGCTTACATCAACTTCAACAGCGTAACGCCTGCGTACCTGCACATCGATTACGACACCGGGTTTGAGCAGGTTCTAGGGACTGGAGAGGTAGATCCTCTCAGCTCCACCTTGTCCGTCACGACAACAGACGGCAAGCCCATGGCCAACAGGATTATCCCAGGCTCTTGGGTGCTATTGGACGGGGACCCGTACCAGATCAGCAAGGTGCGCAACACCAGCTTAGAGCTCTCTAAGCCCGTGACAGCAGGCTACACGGGGGAGGTCCTACTGGCCGATTACGACAGCCTTGTCATCAGCGCTGTCTTAGCCTCGTCTGCCCAACCCATATTGGAAATGCTTGGCACGTTCCTGTACGGGCCTGGTGTCACGTCTAGGAACATCGGCATCGATGGATTGGTCCAGAGCAAGGGTATCCGAATCGACGGACCTTTCGGTGGTTGGATCAAGCTAAACCAAGACCGCTACGACAAGGCACTGACTGCACTCAGGGCTAAGTGGGGCGCCATCAACATGTTGGTGATGTAATGAGATTTCCATCCCTTCAGCCTTTTACGCGAGATAACTTCAGGGTCGACCTCATTGAGGAGGATTTTCGTAATCGCGTTTGGGAGAAGGGGTCGAAAGTAGACTGGCAGCAGGTCTGCGACTGCCCATGCGGTACCACGTCCACCGTGGGCGGGAACACGTCCTCGGTACGTGATTTTCCGTTGGACTGTCCGCTCTGTTTTGGGCGCGGCAAGGTTTATACCGATCCGCAGGAAATAACGGTCATGATGACCTCCTCGTCTTCTAGCGAGGAGGTCTACAATGTCTGGGGTGAGTTCAGCAGCGGGACCGTCTACATTACCTTCCTGCCAGAAAACCTTCCCTTGGAGTGGGACAAGATTGTCCTGAAGGAAGGCTCGCGCCTTTATTCTGAATCTAGGATCCGAAAGAACACGATAGAGCCGCTCAGGTACCCAATAATAAAGCGCAAGATCGTCTCTGGCTCAGAGAGCAGCTCGACCACCCCGGTAGAATCAGAAGTAGGGGTTACGCTTTGTTACCGAGGCATCGATCGAGGTATCTCAAGCACCATCCCCTTGGTGGAAGGTGTAGATTTCTCCGTGACGGCGGACGGCAGGATAGACTGGACTCTCGGAGTTACATCAGGGAAGGCACCTAAGGTCGGAGAGCGCTACTCCGTCAGGTACTTCTCCAGACCTGTTTTTGTAGTTCGCGATTTCCCCTACGTCAGAAGAGATTTTTACGAAGAGGTGCGCCGTGAGCTTGTCTACCAGAACTATCCCATAAAAGTTCTCGCCGTTCTCGAGCACCTTGGCGCCTTTACGACGCAGAACCCGCCACCAGGAGAGAGTCCGTAATGGCTATTCTTCGCAGAAGCGGCGTGACGATAAAGACTACGTACGAATCATCTTCCCCGACGACGTCTGACTCGGCTTCAAGTTCTGCGTCTAAGAAAGGGAAGGCACAGACTCCCTCCGACAAGAGCGTGGACCTCACAGAGAACGTTTCTATCTTAAAGAACCTTGGGCTTCTAGTTGACGCAGCCACCTCTACTGAGTCCACGCCTGGTAAAAATAAACCGTGGTTTAACAAATCAACAGTTACTAAAGTTGAACCAACAGCGACGTCCGCAGTTTTACCAGCGGCCTCTCAGCCCACACCTGCTATTAGCGGTCCTGTCCCTAAGTTCCACGTCGGCAAGACAGCTTATGGCCTAGGCGGCAACATATCGAAGTTTTTCAGACCTGGCGGCAGTTCCTTTACGGAAAATACTAACAATTCAGGCGGCTTTGGTGCTGCTCTGAGTTTTAGGTCTAAAGACTTTGAGATACCTCAAGCAGTAGGTGAGCGGCTGGCTGAGGAAGTTAAAAAGTATTGGGATAAGCAGGCTGCACACCTGTTTAAAAACAACAGCCAAGGCCTTGCTGATTACGTAAGATGCTCAAAAGTCGAGTTCACTAAGCAGTCCTTAAAGCTCAGCTTGGTTGGCTGGGAGGCGCTCTCCCATGATAAGGGCTGGGCCCCAGTGAGCGGGGGCTTGGTAGCCGGACTTGGTAAGTACGACGACACAGTCCATGACATGAAACCTATGATCTTGAATGGCGCTAGGCGCAAGGTAGTACCGATCCCGATGCAGGGGACGGAAGACGAGCTTAGGTCTAGGCTCACAAACATGGTCAAGTCAGGGGGCATGGCCCCGAACATACCGGATAGGAAATTGCCTACGGTGATTTTCGATCCAAAGCTTAATGCACCCACGACTCGAGCCAAAATGGGCATCGAGGGTACGACTGGCGGCTTTAGAAACTTGGCCAAAGGCCGCTGGTCAGCTCACGCGAAGAGACGGTACCTGACCGAGGTGGCCTCTTCGGCCATCGAACAGCAGCTAGAAGAGCTCAAGCACATTTCAGCTACCAAGCCAGGTGGTGTTATTTCGGAGCGCCTTTTCAAAGCCGGCGACGGAACCGCAGTGAAGGGAATTAGTCGTAACGAGAGGGGTCTAACGCCTTTAACCAAGTCACCCCTTGATCGAGCCAAGGTTATGACAGTTCGAGCAGCACCTTCCGCTGAGGGAGCACCGGCAAGGCTGAGCTTTTTGGCTATTAGAACAGTGACGGACGGTTCACAGGCACCGTCTGAGGACACCTTCCAAGAAAATAGAGGAAATAGGACTGTGAGGCACACGCTCCACAAGCTCAGGGCCAGGGCCAGGCGGATGGAAAAGCGCTGGATGACTAAGGGTAGGAAGCCGATTAACCTGATGCATTCTATTCAGATTTACGCGCATCAGAAGATAAGCGAACTCGCCGTTATGTTGGCTAAGAAGTCCGTCAAAAAAACAAGCACTGTTGGGAGCTAAGTAAAATGGAATTTGCTAATTACTTTTTCATCAGGGCTTTGGAGTACGGCTGGGAGGTCTTGAAGACCAAGGGCGACGAAACTTGGTCGAGGCTCTTCCCACGCTCCGTGCCTGAAATGGAGTGGAAGCGTGCGAGAGACATGCTTCTAAAGACAGATATCCAATTCAGGCTGACCTACAGCGTAGGCATAACCAACGAGAACGCTAACGTCGTCTCGACCAGCTTGGACGGGCTCGTTCCGATGGAGGGAAATCCGTACGCGATGGACCCGGAGGTCACGCAGGATTCTTGGACGATCGATGAGGGCGTAGTGAGCGTCTACATCATCACGTACAACGAATTTCTGATGATGACTCTGTCTAACATCGTGCGCGCCATCGTGACCAGCCTCGTCGTTGACGGCTGGTTCGTCAAAGTAGGCTTTGACATGGTGAAGCGCGTCAAGTCTGAAGATCTTCGTCCGGAGGGTGGAATGCCTGAAAACGTGACGAAGTATATTAGACATCAGACTTGGGAATGCGCCATGACTACAAATCTTCCGCACATTGAGGGTCCTTTTGATTGGCCGATCAAACCTATCTTCGTGGCGGACTCATCTGTTGCAGCAAGTTCCATTTTGGACCCCACGACTGGAACAGAATATCAACTGGGTGGGACATATTTCGGCGGGGTTACCCCTGAACCGGACACTGACAAGGAAGGCTGATCATGCCCGCAGGTTTTTTCGTTGACGGCAAGCTTACGTACCGGCCGCTTGTCTCGGTCATTACCGAGTTCGCGGGTCGCTCCGGCCTTGGGCCGGCTAACAAGGTCCTCGCAGTTGTAGGGGAGTTTCCCTTCCTCGAGAAGGACGTCCCCTACCTCTTTACGTCGCAGACGTCGTTCCTCGGCACGCTCCCTGCCAATAAGGACATGCGCGAGCTGGCCAATATCATCTACAACCCGAGCTCGTCCGCCCCGTTCGCCGGCTCGCCTGCTGGCGTTATCCTGCTCAACGCGCAGCCTAACTCGCAGGCCCTCGCGTACATCGGCAGCACTGACGCTGTCACTCAGGCTGTTAAGCTGAAGTCGAGCGTCTGGGGTGAGGAAGGCAACTCGAGTGTCTTCAAGGTGGTCAAGGACGCAAACGGCGTTCCTACGGTCACGATCACTAACCGTGGGTACAGCGAGAACTTCAACGCCCCGAGCGGCTTGCGTGTTCTCAAGCTCGCCTACGCTCACCCTGACGAGGATGACGGCATCCAGTACGGCTTCGGTAACGAGGGCGGCGGCACCGGCACCCTGACGCTGAAGAAGCTCACGGGTGAGGAGGAGGCCTCGATCAGCTTTACCCGGCGCGTCACTGAAGCGGTTGACCGCACGTCGGACGCCGGCGATTACTCTTGGATCCCGAACGCCCCGATCGCTGGAAGCGTGACCGTCAAGCCGGTGGCTGGCGGGACGCTCGACAACAACTCTGACAACCTCGTCGCCAAGGCTTTCGGCCTTGACGCGAACGGTGCAACCCTCGTGGCCACGGCGACGTTCTCCGTTGCTGAGGTTGAGGCTGTCTCGCCCGTCGCGAAGACTTTCCAGAAGGTCGGCGGGGGCGGCGGGGACGCGACTTTTAGCGCGATCCACGGCGTTCGCATCTACCCGACGGCCTCCTCTGGCTCGGTTGCGGCGGGCGACTGGACCGGCTCGCTTGAGTTCGCCGGCACCGTCCTCACGGCCTTGGGACCTGCGTCGGGGCAGGAGACTGTCGCTCAGGCAATTCAGTACCTGAAGTCGATCAAGGGCTTCGATGCTTCGACTGAGTCGTTCAAGGCTGCCACCACGCCGTTCGCGTCGCTCGACGCTACCACCAGCATCGGGCTTGCGGTTGGCTCCGCACTTTCCACCACGACTGCTGTTCTGAACAGCACCCGTTGGTCGCTGGTCTCCGCCATCGCGGCTAACTCGAAGCTCGTGACGGTCGAGGACCTCTTCCCGGAAGGAGCGGCGCTCGATATCGTTTCGCCCTACGCTATCACCTTCGCTGGCGGCTCCAAGACGTCGACGATCAGCACGGATTGGCTCTCGGCCTTTACCGCGCTCATGACGTCTCCGATCACGGTGCTCTTCCCGTACACCACGAATCACGACATTCACATGGCGGCCCTCGACCATGTTCGTCTGATGTGGGGTAAGGGTCAGCGCGAGTGCCAGCTCGTCATCGCCCCGCCTGACTATCAGACCCTGACGCAGCTCAACACGAAGCGCCAGGACCTGCAGGACTTCCGAGTGACGATGCTCCCGCAGTCGACTCGCGTGGCTCAGTGGGACGGCTCGACGTCCGTGTACAGCACGCTGAATACGGGCCTTGTTTTCGCTTCCATGCAGTGTGCGAACCCCGAGATCGGCCTCCCCATGGGCGGTGCTCGTCCGCGCGTCCTCTCGTTCGACGCTGACGCCTCGATTAAGGGTACCGACGCTGCTGACACCCTGCTCGCCAACAGCATGACCCCGCTCGAGGATCTCGGCGACGGCATTCGCGTGGCGCGTTGGGTTACGACCTACAGCGAGGACAACGACCTCGTCCGTACCGAGGGCTCCTCGGTCGAGGCGATCGGTTTCTCGAACATCGGCGTTCGTAACGCGGTCAAGCCGTTTCTCAACACGAAGGCCACGCCTGCGGTTGCCCCTGCTATCCGCTCCGCCATCGCGGCCGAGCTCTCGGATCAGGTCTACCGTGGCATCCTTCGGGCTTGGCAGCCTGATTCGCTGATCGTCGAGGAGGTCTCTAACGCGTACATCGCGCGGTACTCGATCTCGCCTGTTCTCCCCGTCAACCACATCGCAGTCACCTCCGTGGCGATTGCGTTCCCGATTGCGTAAGGAAGGTGACCTATGTCTACTGAGCCCAGGCGTGCATTTACTTCGACACGAGCCCGCCTCACCGTTAACGGTACCGTCCTCGGCTGGGTCAACGACTTCTCAGCCTCCGAGTCGTTCGGTAACGTTCCGATCCGAGTTTTCGGCGACGCTGCTGTGCAGATCTTCGAGACCGTGGCGTACAACGTCAACGGATCGTTCGGTTACATGCACATCCTGACGGAGCCTCTTAACAAGGTCGGTAACGGCAAGACGTGGTTCCCACTCGACTGGTACGGCAACCGCGAGGAAGAGAACCGCAAGATCATCGACTACCTCCCCGGAACCATCGAGCTCCTCGATTGGTACACGAACAAGACCGTCCTTCGAATTCAGGGCTTCAAGCCCGAGGGCCGCGTCTTCCGTCTCTCCGAGGGTGCGATCACGATGGTCAACGCCACGTTCGTCGCCACGACTCTGACCGAGTACTCGACCGGAACCTGATTTTCATAGGTTAGGGTAGAAAGGGCGTCTGTCGTTGACAGTCGCCCTTTTTATTGTGACCTTTCCTTTGTGGCTATTATTGCAGCACGAAGGAGTTACTGAATTATGGATTCCGAAAGGCAGATTTTGGCAGCAGAGCGTGCTCGGCGCGAGATGGAAGAGGTCGAGCCCCCGCCAGAAAAAAAGACCAAGCCAGCTGTCGTCCCGATTACAGTCACGTACTACGAAGACGAAACGCCGAAGAAGGTCACCCTTACGATCCGGGTTCTGAATTTCGACGAGCGCAACCAGTCCAAGATTTTGGCTGCCACGCTCGCCAACGGCAGGTTCAACATCCTCCCGGATGCACACGCTGCCTTCCTGACGGCCCTCGCTACCATCTACGTGATGTGGCCTTCGCAAATCCCCGATGAGCTTCAGAACCAGCTCCACGAGGATGAGATGCTCGCCCTTGAGATTTACAACCTCATTGAGGGGCATCGCATTGCCCGATTTCACGGAGACGGAGGAGCGAGTAAAAGAGCGCAGGCAACAGTCAGACTGGCCGATCTACCGGAAGGCCGCAGCTGACAGGAAGCCGCCCCCTTCGCAAACAGACCCGAACCACCTCCTCTGGCCTTCATGCCAAGTCATGGAGTGGTTCCTTTTGTCCCTGAACGACGAGCAGTATAAGTCTCTGTACAAGGGTAGTAAGATCGAGGGTACTGAGATCCTCGCTTCAGGCGACCCTGTTCTCGACGCAGAGATAGCTGCCTTTTACAACAAGAGGTGATTTATGTCAGAGACCAGGTACGAGCGAGAAATCTTGGCCCCAGCCCGCGAGCTCAAGGCCGCTGGTAAAATCGAAGAGTCCGAGTTCGTTGCTAAGTTTTTAGGGCGCGCTCCGTTCCTTCCGTTCTCGCACCGCCCCAAGAAAGCTGCCTTACCCTCAGAGTAAGACTCGGTCTACGGCTCAACCCCTACTTTACTTTGAAAGGATCTCGACGTGGCAAATAACGAGACAGTCAAAACTACCGTAGAGGTTGATCACGTAGCTAACGGCGTAGAGAACCTTAATCGAGCTGCGCAGGCCGTTAAGAATTACGAGGCTAACGTTAGGGGGCTCGTAAACGCCCTCTATCAGCAGGCTCAGGCAGAAGAGGCCGCCTCCAAGGCGGCCGGTAGCTCGGCAGGTGTCTCACCTAAGCGCGGGGCCGCGCAGCGCGAAGCGATGCAGCGCGGAAGGGCCCCATTTCTGCCGTCTTACGAAGCCTCATACACCCTTGAAGATCGCCAAGCCGCGTTTGACAGGTGGAAGTTTAAGGTACAGGAGGACCGCGAAAGATTCATCGCGTCGCAGCGCGCTGCGATGTCGAGGGGCAAGCCACCCTTTCAGCAGTCTGTTAATTTCGAAGACCAAGACGGTCGAACTTTCCGTATGCCGACTGCGGAGGCATACACTGCGGAGGATAGGAAAAAAGCCCTAGAGCGATTCAAGAATAGAAATATTAGGGACAATGCTGCCATTGAGTACGACAGGCAGAAATCCCTCGGAGCTAGCACGGCCGCGGAGGCTAAGGAAGCAGCGAAGAAAGCGAGGGAGGATGCAGCGATTCAAGCTCGCCTCATCGCTGAAGAAAATGCCAAGAAAGCTCAGCAGCTAGCCGACGAGGTCTCTCGACATAAGGCAGCCGCCAAGGCCTCCCGGGCAGCTGCCAGAGAGGCCGAAGAAGCTGGGGATCCTAAGGCTGCAAAGGCTGCTAGGAAAGAAGCCAAGAGCCGAAGAGTGCAGGCAGCCGCAGCAGCAGCAGCAGCGGCTACTCCTGTCGCACCCGCTGCACCTGCCCCTGCCCCTGCCCCTAGCACCACCTCATCGGGGTATTCTGACGAGATGGAGGCCTTCGGCCTAACCGAGGTCGAGGCAAGAGGTTTAGCCCATAGCGCGATCGGGCACCCCAAGGCGCAAACTCCGACTCCAACGCCTAGTCAGACAGCAGCGGCGGCTCAAGCCGTAGTGGCCGAGCAGCAGGCAGCCTCTGGGGCAAAAAGGAGGGCCATAACCCCTACTCCTGGGAAGGGTAGGCTAAAATCCGCACCTGGATCCCCTGCTAAGCACAGCTCTAAGCTGGCGGCGAGCGTAGCGCAGAATTCGGGTAAATTTAAAGGACGATCAGGGAGTGCTAAGAGTGCGCCTGCATCAAGTTCAGGATCAGGAATACTATCTAAACTTTTAGGTGGAGATCTTGACAAGCTACAGTCCGTCCGATCGGATGTTGCGACTGTTGCAGCTGAATTACAGAAAAAGGTAGACGGAATCCTCAATTCCGGACGAGAAGTACCGCCGGAGTTTCTGGCTGAGGCTGAAGAAGTTCAGTCTCAAATTGCCACATGGTTGGATGGCTTCGATCAATATACGGCCTCAAGATCCTCTCTTGAGAGTAAGTTGTCCGAAGTTCCTCCCGAGATGCTCGATCAATTTGCCAAAATCATCCCCCCACAGGTGCTGGAGTCTTTCAGAAGCGGCTACTCCATGTTGTTGGGTACTGGCGATAAACTATTAGAAGCTGCTGGGATACCTCGTACCCAAGCCCCAACTCCTGCGACCACTAACGCTGCAGCCGCAGCCGTAGCCGCCGCCAACGGAGGAGGAGGAGGAGGAGGAGGAGGAGGAGGGGGAGGGGGAGGTCCGACCTCTGGTAGTGGAGGCGGTGGTAGGCGAAGGAAGAGGGGCAATAAGAAGCGGTTTCCGTGGAAGCCGCAGAGCATGGCGGAGGACCTGAAGCTCAAGCGCCGTTCGCCACGCGACCTTACCCAGAAGTTCGTCGAGAGAAACAGAAAGCTCTTGATGGAGATGGAGCAAGGCGTTGGCGGGCCAGGCATGGAAGCGGCCTATGCTGAAGCCGATAAGCTTCTTAAAGAGGGTAAGGCCTATCAGGCGATAGATGTCCTTAAGGTAGCTAAGGATCTCCAGCGAGCCCAAGGCTTGGCTCTCGGAGAGCAGGCTACCTCAAATCAAGCCATGTCCGAGCTGCCGGGCATGCAGGCCAGGTTTGAGAAGTCTATCAAGAGCATGCCTTGGTACCGGCAGTGGTCCGAGGGTGGCGGGCGTGGTGCCATACCCCCGTCAGCCATTCCGACCGGGCCTGCCAAGCAGGCTGCGCTTGCTCTAGAGCAGATGTGGAAGATGGCCTCCTCCGATAAGGGATTCAATCCCAAGGAGTACAAGGAGGTTCAGACCAAGTTCGAGTCCATCGCCAAGCCGATGGAGGAGTCTTCGAAGGCCGCGCTTGAGACCGGGCGCGCCCTCAGACTTTTGGAGAAGCAAGTCAAGTCACTCGGCCTTGCGATAGAAGGCACGGCGGCGACTGCGGTAAAAGACAAGCTGGAGCAGGCCAAGCAAATCCTCAGGCCAGGTGCGCGAGACTTGCTCCGAACTAGCGGTGGAGCAGTTGCCGAGTTCGCCAGTATCCAAGACGCAGCCCGACTCATTGATGAAGCGCGTGCAGGTGCGCGTCCGGGCGCAGAGCTTGCATCCGAATACACCGCGAAATTCAAGGCAGAGGCGGAGGGTATTCGGTCCAAGTATCGCAGCAGCCGCTTGGCCCGCAGGTTTGGAGCCAATAACCCGGTCGTCAAGCGCATGCTTGACGCGGAGAATCGCGCGAAAGACGCAGCGTCTCGTGGTGCAGACACCGAAGCGGAGATGCACCAAGCCAACGCTGAGGCGGCTTCTGAGGAGCTGCAGCAGATCGAGCGAGGTATTTACCGCAGCAGGTTCATCCGCGCTGGCGTTATCAAGGGCATAAATCGCGTTGCTGGGGCGGCTACAGACGCAACCTCTCAGATTATCTCTGCCGATATCCAAGGCGGGGCACAGGGTGCCTTTGGCGTTGCGGGCGGGGCGTTCTCTGCTATGCGCGACATGAGCGCTGGGATGATTGTGCATAACGGCGTCAACCCGCTCACCGGGGCCCTTTACGGCGTCGGCTTGCTAGGAGCAGGCGCCGCCCAGCTTGGAATGGCCGCTTACGGGCGTGGCGCAGGCGTTCTCGACAGGGCGTCTGCTGCTAGAGGAAGGTTCCTCCCTCAGTACGAGGGAGTTCAGTCCGCTGAGAAGGCGTCCGGAATTTTCTATACCCCTACAAGCGACCAGCTATTAAGGCACGCCTTTTCTCGGCAGGAAGGGTATAATCCTTACAATATTAACTTTCTTTATGACAGCGAAAAGAGGAAGGCTGCAATAGCTGCAGGGGGCAGCGCAGATTTTATGCAAGCCTCTGGAGATCCTAATGCTGTAAGAAGGGGACACGAGTATAACGCTGCTACTGCTGCCCGTAGGGCACTTAGCCTCTCTACCGAGGAAAAAACAGTTCTTTACGAGGAAGATCGTAGACAGGCCGTTCAAAACCTTTTGGTAGATCGCTTCGGGGCTGGCACGGGTAACGTAACAATTGATGACGTTGGTGGGTTCTTATCCGCCACAGGTGGGCGCGGAGTAGGTACAGCATTCGGGACCTCCACAGCATCCACAGCGTTCGGAAACGTCAATCAAGAGTTCATGCGCGCAGCCCATGGTGCTTCCTACGCTAAGGCGCGCGGCCTCTCCGTTCAATCTATCGGCACCTTGGCAGGTCTTGAGCCTAGGTTCGGCGTCACTGGCGTAGAGAAGCTGCCAGGGCTGGTCGGAGCGTACGGATTCGGTTTTAGAGGCGAGGGTCGTGACCAGTTTACGAATCAGATAGCAGGCGAACTTGCTTCGGCTGGTATGCAAGGTGCGACCCCAGACTTGGAGCCTACCGCTCGGTACTATCAAGGCGCCGTTGAGGCGGGAGGTAACCGAGAGCGCTTGGCCGCAGACTACAAGGCCTCTATCGGTGCTGGGGCGGGTTTGGCTAGCAGCCTCTTCGCCGGGGCAAGAGGATTTACCAAGGCCCACATGCTGCAGCGGGCCTTGGTGAAGGGCAAGACGCCGGAGGGGGCTGCGAAGCTACTTCGCGAGGGTAAGGGTGAGTTTTCTTACGCAGAGTCAGAGAAGCTATCTAGGAAGGCTGCCCCGAGAATCTTCGGGTTTCAGGAGTTAGGTAAGGGCCTGACCGATATGGACTTGGCGGCAAAAATAGCCTCGCAGGATAAGGGCGGGACTGCTATCAAGGACGAGCCCGTTACGCCTCAACAGCTTAAAGTTGCCGAGGGGGATGCAGCGAAAGCCGGCGCTGCCACTAAGGTGGAGAGGGACATAACGGAAGAGGTTAAGATGGACACCGTCGCGGCGAAGTTCGACACAGCGACTGGAAACTTTGCCAACGCCGTGCAGCAGTTCATCACCGGTATGTTTGGCTCTGACTCTGTCTATTAATTAAGGAATCATCTTGAGCTCCATAGATCCGCCCGCCAACGTCGTAGAGCTTCACAGGCACGACCGCGACAAGATCGTTCTCAGGAGCGAGATCTTGTCGATGCAGTGGTCGTCTGCGGTCAACCCTCCGCACGGGGGCGCATCGGTCGTACTAGCACTGCCTGTATCTAAGTTCGACGTGGCTATGCCGGGCGACTGGATGGTTATTCGAGACGGTCGGGGTCGAGCGGTTTTCTTTGGCCACGTCGTTAATGTCACCGACGGCTTGACGATCGGGTCTAACAGCGCTGTCGTAACCGCACCGTTTACGATTCAAGCAGAGAGCTGGCTCGACATGCTTACGCGCGTCGAGGTCTTCTCGCCTGTCGCGGCTGCTCTTTCAGAAAGCGTTGGGACCCTTTTCACCGTGGGCGACTGGGCCCAAATTATTGAAAGAATTCACAACGGCAGGACCTTCGGCTATCACGGAGAGGCCTTACAAGAGTATTTTTACGAACTAGCTAAAATACAAATTCCGACCTCCCTAGGGGGAGGCGGGTCTCTGAGTCACCTAATCCCCGTGGTGTGGAATAGGAAAACTCAGCTAGATCTATCCCCTGATATTGTGGTGGAGCCCATACCGACCGCCGGATCACTTCCGACGCACCTTTCATCATGGGGTACGCGAAGCAACGTCCACCAGCTGCTGCGCGGCATGTTTGTCCCGGAGCCTCGGCTCATCGAGATGTACCCGCACATGGCTCCTCTATATGAGGATCTGCCAGGTGAAAATCTCGAAGAGATCAAGATGCTTCCGATAGGCTCCGAGGAAGAAGGTCAGGTACCCCTAGCCGCTCCCGAGGTGATGGGCGTAGACGGTACGGGAGGTTCTTGGCGAGCAGTTGGTAGCGGATCTCAGGTGAAGACAAAGATCGTCCGGCCAGCCAGGCCGACCTACCAAGCGAGTCCCTTGGCCATGTACCTCAGAGCCAGGCCGGTGCTCGTTTATCGAGTTAAGCCGTGGCGCACGCGCCCCCTCTATCAAAGCCTATTTTCAGCAGTAAATGAAGAAAGGCGGTATGTTTCTACTGAGATCAAGGTAGACTCTAAGAACCCAGACGATCCGAATATCGTGGACTTCAGGCAAGAGCAGATCTTGCGTGAGATGTTTACGCAAATTACTTGGGACAAAGAGTACTACACCATCGTACCGACTGGGCGCACGATTTCGATCGACAGGACAAGGTCCGACGCCGAGCGCGTGAACTCTTCCTTCATGCACCTCTCAGTGATCGACATTCCGGTCATCGAAGAGGCGGGACTCCCGGTTAAAATCTCAAAGGAGATAACGCGCCACGGGCTTAGAAGCTCCAATCCGACTTGGCCGTTTATTCTTCCACCGAGCGACACCGCCGGAGGCCAAGACTTCGTCTTGTACATGCGAGCCATCGCCGCGCAGATCATGCAGTTCTACCATCGCGGGCACGCCTTCGGGTCAGGAACCGTATCGATTGCGGGCGGAGGCTCGATTTCTCGTTACGACTACGACCCAGATACTGCTGACTTTCAGTTCCCTCTTCAGGCTGGAAGGCCATTCAACATCTCGCTTCCGGGAAAGCCGTACACTGGGTACGCCGACTCGGTAACCAATGTAGTTCAGGTCCAGGGCACGAAGATCGTGTCTGACATCAAGATCAACTACTCACGCGGCGTCTTTGGCGAAGACGAAGACTGGTTGCGCGACTCCATGATCCCGATCGTCGACATCGAAAGCATCGAGGCTTCCAGGAAGAAAGCCGAGCTCCGAGCGACGGCCTCTAAAAAGACCTTGGAAGAGCCAGAAGAGGTTAAAGCCTGCGACCAAGGCGCCCCTGTTCCAAGGGCCAACATCACGTGGAAGCTAAAAGACCTGACCACCCCGCCTGAAGAGCCTTACACATCCGAGTATTTCCAGCCGGCGTGGTTGAAGTCTTGGGCCTTGTCTAGGGTCACCGACTCGGCCACGGCGAAGTCCTTGGAAGATGCCTTCGCCGGCTCCTTAGGAGAGATACCGCAAGAATTTTGGCAATCTAATAGCGAGCCAGTGTACCACAAGCAGAACTGCTGGTTCGTGGCTGCGTGTTGCTACGTTATAGAGCGCTATTGGCGACAGATCTTCCCTGAGGCTACGATAGCTATCTCGTCCTGGCTTAGGACCAAGGATAGCGATAAATATCACCGCTACAGTTCGGCTATCGACTTTACAGTCAATACTAACTTCTCAGACATTGCTTCAATAAATGAAGTGCGGATCACAGCCGGAGAGCTGCCCCTCACGGAAGACTGGGCGAATTTTATCTGGCCAAGCAAGATACCTGTGTTTCAAGCGTACGGGGCACTGACTCAGCTTATCAACGCAGGGCGGATACCCTTGGGCGGGCGAGGTATCTACATAAATGCGAACCCAGACAGTGGTGTGAAGGGTGTAAACCCAGACCAAGCCGGTTCCTCGTCGAGCTCTTCGGGGCCACCTGGTGGCTCAGGTGGAACTCACTACGATATTCGAGGAGCGTTTGGCGTTAAGATCAAGCAGGGCACTCCTCAAAGCCAGTGGTGGGTGTCCGTTGACTGGACGGGCGACGGAAAGGATGAGGTACAGTCTGGCAGTAAGTGGGAGTACCCTTCGCAGCGCACTGGCGCGGCAGCCCAAACTCCACCCGCTGGACTTACACCCGATCAGCTCAGAACTTGGGTTGCAAACAACGCCAATCAGACTGAGGACTCTGATCAAGGGACTATCATCGATAGCCTCACCAACGTTTGGCTATTTATAGCAGACCCACGTAAGGAGCTGAAGGCGCTCTACTTGGATAACGCACCCCAACCGTCGGACAAGCCGTCGCGGATTAAGGAGATGTATTATCAGCCCCACGCTGGCTCAAGTAAGCGAACTCGAGATTCATACCAAATTTTTGAAGAAGCACTTCGTGTATTACTTCGGGACAATATTAAGAACTACGTCCTGACGGCAAACAGGTCTGCCGGTAATCTGCAAGACGTGGCCCTGCCCTTGGTTTCCGGGTCGGTCCCTAACGTTCTTCAAGTTCTAGGATACGAGGAGTCTTGCTTCTACAGCAATGAGTCCGTCGCGGCTGCTCCTTCGAAAACCACGCTGATAACTGGCAGCACCCCGAATACGCCAGCAACTGCACCACCTGCCAGCACGGCCTTGCCAACAGACCCTTACGGAACGTTCAACAAGTCGGACGTCAGAGCTCCGCTTGTCATGGTGTTTGGCGGTGCCGCTGAGACGACAGGTCTTCGCAGAGAAAGCGGCGTTTACATGTACGATTACGTCAGGCCAGCGCTCACTGCGCGCAACAACGTGTTCGTTGCTCATCGGGCAGCCGAGGGTAGGCGGCCTATCGACGGATTAGCCGCCGACAAGGCCTCGGTATCTCAGTGCGTTTTACCTCTTCCCTCCAAAGTTCTGTATCTGTTTTCCGGGGGGCAATGGCCTGGCCAGTCGATAGTTTCTGATCCCTATCAGCTATCCACGTACACCAAGGTCTACTTGGTTGATCCTTATCTGAAAAATTCTATCGATTTTTACGTCAAAGAGATAAAGGACGACCCAAGTAAGTTTGTTTACTTCTATGTCCTGCCACCGGCCACTGGCACAGACCCAGAAAACGGCCTTACGAGGGCGCAGGTTCAGTCCATCATCGCCATTCCAGGTCTAGAGTCCATTCAGTGTAGCGACCACTTTGGGGCTAATACTGAAGCCGTGCAGCACATGCTCGACAACAACCACGCCTACCGAGGTTAAACGTGGCTATCTCAAAGAAGAGCATTAGGGAGAGCATCTTCCGGGGCGGCAGCGACGTCATGACCGTCACGAGGCTGTACACGCTCGAAGAAAAGCTCGTTTGCGATCTTCGTAGCGAGCTCAACGGTGACTTTTTCTTCCGAGTCCCCGTTCTCTCTAACTTGGGGTCCGTGATCGACGCGCCGGAGGTCCCGTGGCATACGACAAAGATACCATTTTCGGACCTCCCCCGAGTCTTGGTGACCTATCGCTCTTCTCGCGAGCAGGCTATGCCGCTGCCTGTGGTGGTAGGCGTAGTCTCGAATAAGGCGAGTAAGGTAGCTGAAACCAAGGCCGACACGGCCGCCACTCAGAGGCCTTCTGACCCGGGTGCGCTAGACGCGAGCTTGGCTACCGCAAAAGCCAAGGTGATTGCGCGCCACCTCGGAGGCGTTGACATCATATCTTCGACAGAGTTCGTAGCCAGGGCCCAGAAGATCTTTCTGTCCGCCGGCTTGGATAAGTACGCTAGCGTAACTTTGGCAGAGGAGCTTGCTGACTCACTGAAGCCGCTTTACGAAGCCGTTAACAGCCTCTTGGTTTTCGCGTCTGGGTTTCCTACCCAGCTTGATCTGATTACAGATGCCGAAGTCACCCCAGGCACGGAGTCAGCAACCCTTGAGTATGAAGTTAAGGGACTGAAGCCGACGATTCCGCCTGAGCCAGTCCTCAAGCAAATTAAGTACCCATTTACACCTTACGACGGTCCGTCCAGTATTAGTCAGCCTCCATCTACGGAATACGATTCTCCCAATGTGAAGGCGTCCACCCGAGACTGATGATCGGAGGTTTGTGTGGCTACCCCACCTGCTACTGGGACCTCGGTTCCCTCTGCCATACCGGCAGCAGCGCCAGCATCTCCGCCTGTGATAAGCAAGAGCGAGTGGCCGGAGGGTTTCCCAGCCTACTCCAAGCACTCCTATATCCTTGAACTTTTCAAGGGCGCTGGTAAGGGGGCCGAGCTCGAAGACTCGGTTACGCTTCAGTACGTCACTCGCTTGCAAATGCAGGCGCCGCATTCGCTAGATCGCAAGTGGACCTTAACTCGTGTCTACGAGCAGTCTTCCGCTATTCGAGAGCGCACCTTTTCCATCTCCGGTAGAAGCGGGGATCAGCCTCTGGATATCACTCGCTTCTTTAAGATGCGTAACTTCATCGAGAAGTACACGAATCTTAAATCTAGACAGGAAAACGCTTACACTAACTCTAAGAAATATACCTTAAGAATTAGCTTCACTTGGGAAGCAGAGTCCTTTGAGGCCTCTATCTTGAACTTCTCTTATCAGAGAGAGGCAGGTAACACGACGAACTCCTATATTTGGAGCATGACGATTGCGACAAACAACGTCATCTCGGGGGAGAAGTCACCCACGGAAAATCTTAAAGAGGGTGCAGTTGCCGCAGAGAAGACGGTCGAAGAAGTGGCTGAGAAGGTGGATACTCCTGCCGTCAACGCAGGGGCTACTGAAAGCTCTTCCACTGCAGGGGAGGCGTCTGACATCCTGTACTCAATTGTCTTTGATGCCAACGGCAACGTTGTCTATAGAGGTGGGGCATCAGACAGATACGGAAAAGAGGACGGAGTTGGAAGAGCTATTTACGACAAAGCTGGAAATTTAGTTTACCTCTCAGGAAGAAGAAGCGCCGTTTGGCTTGGTCAGAGCGACAACGCTGAGCTGGCAAACGCAGTGTTAGCCTACGGCAGGACGATCCCACCTTCCCACGCTATAGCCATACCTTCTCCAAACTCTAGAGATGAGTATTACAGGAATTTGATGGCCACTGCTTCAAAAGCAATAAGGCCGTCATCCTCGGCACCCGGCGGGAGATCGGTATCAACGTCTTGGTTTGACGATCTGACTGCAGCTGTTCACGCTTTCGAAACTTCCTATGTGCATTACTCATCAAAGATAGCTTCGATGAGGCTTGAGGAAGTCTCTGCATACCGGCATTACATAACTCCGACCGTTTCAGCAGCCTCCTCGCTGTCGCTAGCTACCTCTGCACTCGTAGGCTCGGTCGTAGGGCTTCTCCCGAGCTGGAAGAGGTCCGCTCTGATGACAGTCGACGCCATTACTGCTGCCGGAGCGAGTCTCAAAAATGCGTGGGACGATTTAGGGCAGCTAACTAGCCCTACCTATTGGGAAAACCTATTGGGAGGAAGCTCTCGCACCAGAGGTAGGCAGTTCTCTGTTCTCATAAATAACGTAAGCCAGCGCGTGATCGCGCACCCAGCCCCCTCAGGAAATAGTGGAGGCGGCGGTACTGGCACGCAGGATGCCTATAACTTGGCCTTTATCTTCTTGGGCGACCGCGGTCGTTGGCTTGAGATAGCTGAGGCCAATAGCATGCCGGACCCCTACACCAAGGCGGACGGAACTCCGCTTAAGGTCGGAGACACAGTCCTCATCCCAGATGAGGACAACGGAACCCCTGTAGGTATAAATCAGGACAGCCTCTTCGGCTCGGACCTGATGGTAAAAGACGGGGACCTCGTCATGAAAGGTACGGGTGGGCTCCGAACCGTTTCGGGCGAGGACAACCTAAACCAGAGCATTGCACATCGGCTCAAGACGGTTCGCGGGACCAATCGAGCCTTCCCTAGCTTTGGCTTACGCTCTTTCCTCAGCGAGAAACAGACATCTACACTCACCGCTCAGGTATGGAGTGAGATTCGAATTCAGTTGATAGCTGACAGGCGCATCAGCGACATGCTAAAAATCCTTATCGACGAGGAGCCCTCTGTTTACAAGGTATGGCTCTCGATGCGCCTAATCTCGAAGACCGGACTGTCTGCGCAGTTCGAGTACTCACCGGAGATCTGAAATGCCTTTCACACCCAGAACACCGGACGAGATTCGACAGTCGCTCATCGCCTACTTCGTCAGCACCGGCGTGCTGACATCGATCGACGAGGGAGACGTCGCAGGAACTATTTTCGGTGCCTTTGGTACCGAAATCTCCGCGATCGAACACCGCTTGATGGACTTCATCAACGGCCACCTCCTTAACGTCAGCGGCGAGCTGCTGGATGATCGCGTAAACCAGATACCGAACGTCCCCCCTCGTCGTGGTCAGCGCGCTAGCCGAGGCGGCTCTGTCACCCTGACGAAAGCCGAGGGCTACACGGCCTTGGTGTTTCCGCCGAGCTCGATTCGCATCTGTGACCCTAATCGCCCTGGGGTGTCCTACGTCAATCGCGATCAGATCAGTTTTTCCGAGACGGACATCGTCAAGGAAGACCTGTATTTTATCTGCACCACGCTCGGGGCCACGACCAACACGCCTATCGGTGTTGTCACCTACATCTTGGTCGGACCAGGTCTCGCATCCTGTACCAACATCCAACCATTTACGGGCGGAGCAGACAGAGAGCCTGACGAGTTTTTGCGGCAGCGCGCCATAGCGATGATCCTCAGCTTGGCTAGAAGCCAGGCCAACGCCATTGAGGGGCTCGCGCTCAACTTCACGGACTCCACTGGCGGGACGATTCTGCACGCTAGGGCCATCGAGTACGCTGACAATCACCGGGGCTATACCGAAGTTGTTGTTTCGGACGGTCAGGGATTGCCGGCGGCAACCCGACTAGCTAACCCAACGAGCGGGTACATCGCTGAGCTTCAGCCTGGGTCTAGGCAGACATTTTGGTTCGATGCGCCGGCTGCGGATCGACTTACGATCCGACTTACCGGGCCATTCATAGGCACCATCACGTCGACGACACCAACTGACTGGTGGATACCGATCGAGGAAAAGGGCGTGGCTTGGACTCAGTCTCCACCCCCATCGTACATTACTCCCGGGGTGGCTTGGTCCATTTCAGGTCATCAGGTCTATCAAGGTTGGATCGCAGAATTTCAGGACTACGTGAACCGAACCTGCACTGCAGCGGGTACACGCGTTAGGGTCGTGAAACCAGAAATTCAGGTCGTCACCCTAACGGCTAACTGTATTGTTCAGACTGGCCTTTCGTTTCGAGAGGTCCACCTCGCAGTGAAGAACTTCATCATTGAGTTCTTCAATCGCTTGGCGCCAGGTCAGCCTGCCTTCATGCACAAGTTGCACGACTGGGTTGCTCAGGTTCCCGGGATCGTGAACGTTATTTTTGACCAACCAGATTTATACCCCGGCACGCAGCGGACCAAGCTTGTCGCCACGATCAACAGCGTCACCCTGAGGTAATGAGATGCCCACCGGAGACAAGGTTATTTTTCCGCTGATCAATCAGCGTGTCGACAAGAAAGACATGGACGACATGATGGTTCTCCTCCAAGAGACCATCAGCCGCACGGTAGCGTCTCTCATTGGCGAGGGCGCGGGGGCTCTCACGGCGATCCCCAATACTTGGGACTCTGGGGCAGACACAGTCACGTTTGGTGCCTGCATGCTGGCCTACAGTCGACCAAGGACGGGCAGCTCTGACGCCAACGCTTTCAATTTTCTCGAAGGCGGGGTCGTTATTCACGATCCCAACAGGCCTGCGCAGAACGGAAACTCCTACGTCACCTTGGGTGGACTCAACACGGGGCACTTCTGGTTCAAGCGAAACACTGTCGACGCTGACGTCGATAATCGCGCCCACTGGCCAGGCGCCAACAGCGGTGAAGTCGTCCAGAGCACTCCGACCAGAAATAGAGAGTACGTCAACTTTGCCGTAACCAGCTCTAGGAGTGGCGCCGCTTCGGTGAACGAAGCCACTGGTTGGGGAAGATTCGCCTATTTTCAGAAGCTCACCTTAGGCGGGGTAACGACTCTCCAAGTTGCCCCGCTGTCCGCTTTCGGGGACGACCGTGGTAGCGGTGGGACTGCTGAAAGCTTGATGGGTTTTTATGCTGATGCGTCTTCTAGGAAGTGGGGCCTCAACCGCCTTGCTCGCGACGTCATCAACACCATCCTTCAAATGAAGGACACCGACGTTACGACAGATGTCTCTTCCGGGGCGCTGACTGCAAACCCAAACAACACCATCTGGAAAAACCCGCCAGCCATCGGTTTGAGGCAGGCTAGTGCTCAGATCTCCACTCTTTTGCAACAGTTAGCTGCGGTTCAAGGACAGCTCACAACGCTGCAGCAGCAGCAGGCGCAGTTGATATCGTCTCTCGAATCTACACCTATCATCCTAGGGTTTATCTACGCTAGAGTAGAATTCGATCCGTATGAGTTGACTAACAGGTCTTATAATTACACGTTAACGGTAAACACTGGTACTAATTCCGCTGGAATTGGTAATAACTCTTTCTCCGCTTTTCTGTTAGACGACTTAATAATCCTAGAGCCCGTCGTTGGTAATAACGTTTACGCCCAGCTTGACATACAAATAAGGCCGAACACGGCTTTCATAGATAATATTGTTGCCACCTCTTCGATGCGCCAAGATTGGGTAAACGATGGAGATTTGGATGACCCGCCGAGGCAAGTTATCGATCACAACACGCTACCAAGCACGGTACTCATAAGTAGTATAAAGTTTCCGAAAGGGCCTAATACCCCCAGAGACCCCGGCGATATACCGGTTGGATTGTCCCCCCCACCGCTGTTCTCTTCAGACTTCATTCTTAGAGTTAAGATTTCAAGGCCGGACGGTAGCACGAGGCCCGACGCCTTCACTTTGGCAGTTTACGGCAGGAACGTCATCCCAGGTCTTGCTTAATTTTCTTCTTCGAGGTTCTAAATGGGCGCACTTCCAATTGCTGTTATTGATCCTGTTGCTGACCGCGAGTTCAGCGACCTTCCGGTCGCTAGCATCTCGCTGAATGGCTCAAGCAGCCTGCCATCAGACGGAGCATCCGGAATCGCGGCTTGGGACTGGGTGCTTCGCTCTAAGCCCCCTACTAGTGCAGCGTACCTCGGCAGCGCTACGACAGCTACTCCTACACTTCTGGAAGTTGACGTTCCGGGCTCGTATCTTGTAAGCCTTAAGGTCACCGACAACCTTGGCATTGAATCCTTTAGCGGAATCGAGCCCGTCCAAGCTAATACAGCTCCGTACGGTTTCACCTTTCCACCTGCCTCCTCCATGCTCGCTGTTCGGGTTCGAACGGCTGGTGGTCTTGTGAAGGTGGCGTACAGTGAGCGCGCTTGGCTTGAGAAAGGCTTGTGGGAGCTCGTAGATAAGATCGACGAGCACACTGCAGTTATTGATCAAGTTGAAGCCACGACTGGAAGCGGTCAGATTTACGCCGACGATATCTTTGAAAAGACCCTAGGACATGGAATTGATGTCCACCATTTGGTCAGGCTAAACGAGCTTCAAAACCGAACCAGCGATCTTCTGATCCAGACCACCGGGGCGTCCAACGGCATCTCACTGCTCTCGGCAGATACGATAGATTTGAGCTCAGAAGGTGAGACCTCGCTATTGGCTAGCTCTGTGACGATCGAGTCGTCGGCTGGAGATATCGCGCTTGAAGCAGGTACGGCATCCGTCCTCGTGAGTGGCGGTGATATTACAATCACTGCGTCCGAAGACTTCCTATGCGACTCCACTGGCAGCACTTCCATAACTTCAGGTGGGAATCTCGACGTCAGCTCTACCAGCGGTGACATCACCATTGAAACGCTTGGTAGCGACGGGGATATTACCATCAGTACAGATGGGACAACGGCAGCCATAAGTCTAACGACTGCTAACGCCGATATTTCCCTCTCGGCTCTTGGTGCTGACGGCGACATCACGCTCACGGCGTCGGGGGTCACCGGAAACATCAATCTGTCTGCAGGTAGCGATATCGGAATTACTGCTACCGGCGGGTCCAAGTCTGTGACGCTGACTGCGTCTGGTACCGGTGGCACGGTAGTCCTAGCTCCGGTACTGCACACCACGTCAGTTTCCCCCGTCTTTGCCCCCGGGCTGCTTCAGAGTAAGACCGCCGAGGAAAAGCACACTGACCAGTTCTCGGGTAACGTCTTTACCTCTCCTCCTGTTTTTAGCCGTTACGAAGACGGCTCTGAGCTTACGGCCGACATGGTTCTTGCAGTTTATGACTCAAAGGCGGCTCCTGTTGAGGTGCGCGTCAAGCGCAACAGTACTGTACTCGCTACCTTCGAGATGCCTACGCCCTTGTTCGCAGGATGGCGCGTAGTTCGCATCAAGTGCTCGACACGATTTGGCCCCGACCAGATCTCGTCCAACTTTGTTGAGCACCAGTACTCCGACGTCATGAGCACAGGTGGGTCGTCGACCTCGGATACACGCGGGGTGGCCTACCATGTGCTCAGCGAAAGCCCGCGCCCGAGCAGCATTGAATTTAACGTTGAGCTCGTTGACGCCGTCGATGAACTTCGCGCGCAGATGACGTGTACGCTTGCTAACCCGCACGGGCGAGAAGTTCTCTAATCCTAACCAGATCTGAAGGGTGGGGTACCTATGTGGTCTGGGGCTGGAAATATCCTGTTCGGCGGGGCTGGTGACCTAGAAGGCATCCTCAGCATGGGGGCAGGTGACCCTCTAGGGTTCCTGACCCTTCAGGCTGGCGTTAGAGTCATTGGAAGCGAATTTATCTGGGATATTCGAAACGCCACCAGCCGACAGTCCTCTCCCGTAGAGTACTCTCAGCAGGGCGGAGCCCTTATAGACGTTGTCAGCACCATTTCACCGTGGCCCGCTGGAACCTATAAAATCAGGGTCGCTTCAGTTCTAGGCCAGACCTTCCCGCAGGTTTTTCCAAACGCGCACAGCGGAATCGAGGGAAAGAACGACGAGATCGTTCCGATTCACGCGTCGGTTCTCAGGTTCGCCATGCCTAGGGTGCCGCTCGGGGTCTACTCGATAAGGATCACACACGACTCTCAGGTTATGGAGATACCCGACGCAATCCGAGCAGTCCCAGACCCATCCTCGCTTGAGGTGAACCGGTTTAGGGGTTTCTTCAATGTGGAGGTCTACTCCAAGCGCGGACCAGTCACGTAAATCGAGGGCACCATGACCATTTCGGTTATCGTAAATAATTCTGAAGAGATCGATGTGGTCGGGTCTGGTGCCGTCACAGCTCCGCTCGATGTTTCAATCTGGCAGGTAGGTGCGTCCTCGCCAGATGTTAGATGGCGATCAATCGGTACGCAGTCTCTGCGCTACTCCGATCCAACTTTCTCACATTACGACATACCAGGGTTCCCAACCTCAGGAACAGTCACAAGCCAAGTCATTCAAATATCTGATTCAAATCATACTTTTAATTTTGATATGATGCTAGATATTGAAGTCCCTGAACAGTATGACCAGTTCTCGCTGCAGATCTTAACTGGACCGCTATGGTCACCTAATCTTGTTTTAACGAAGGAGTATTTTAGCGCGGCCTTAGGTCAGACCTTGGTGCCGTTCGCTATCGACCTTTCTAGTTATACAGGAAGTGAAATTAAGCTTCATTTCGCCTTTGACACCGTAGACGGTACGGGAAACTCCGCTACTGGAGTTACAATCACCAACACCAGGCTGTCTGGTATAACCAATAATTATTTAGATGAATTTAAGTTCTCTAACAGGGGTATATACAGCAAATCTTTTGTGCTTAAGGTTGATCGCGTTGTGGCAGCACCTGCTGTGCGCCTAAAGGTGACACCCTTTACCCCAGGCGGGGACTACACTCTCAGCTGCAGGTCAGACGGCCTTCCTGTCTCAGATGATTTTGTTGTTCCCGCTGGCGTTGAGAATCCCGCAGGTGACACGATAGCACTCATCATGCCGAGAGAGCACGGCATCCTTGAGGCACTGACCTTCGCGGTAGGGCGAGAGCTCCAGACTACTTGGGGGCGCCCAACAACTCGCGTCGCGTTTGATTACAAACCAGGGGATGATGTCCTCCGCGTCAACAGCACGCTTGGATTCCCCAACAGCGGCTCTATCAGCGTGGACGGTATACTCATTCAGTATACCGAAAAGGCCGACACGGCTTTTCTCGTTGGAGACTATCGCTACGTCTCCTTTTCGATCGGAGATATCGTGACCTCCGATGTCAAGTCGATTGAATCCGGTTCCAGGACTTTCCTCCTGCCTGATGAGTGAGGGCTAAAATGCGCGGTCTCTGGTCTCAGATGGAGGAGAGCTGGCGGAACACCTTGGTTACTAGGGCCGAGGGCTTCGCCCTTAGGAACCTTTCCATCCTCTATGGGCTGCCGCAGCCTATAGGGGAGATCCCCGAGGCCAACTGGCGCGGCGTCCTCTCCGCCTTGGCCTACGGGAAGCGTGGTACGTTCCAAGATACCTACGTAGCTATCCAGCGCTGCTTCGATTTTCTAGCCGACGCGTTTGTCGGAGATATTCTCCATGAGAATGGCTTGGTAGTGATCGAGAGCAGCGATATCGATCCCCTGTATTTGAACAGGCTGATTCAGATCGATAATAAGATTTATTTCTCGAGGCGACTCCCAACCTCAACCAAAATGGAGTTGGTAGAAACCTCAACTCTTTATTGGGAGGGTGCTAAGCCCGCCAATATACCCGTTGCGCAGGACGTACCCGTAAAGGTTCTCGCGTTCGTCGTTTACGAGCGAAACCCCGGACGAGTCATAACGCTCAGTCCATCGGGGCAGCCTAACGGAACTGAACTTTTTACGAAGGGCGAGGAGTGCCTCTTCGAGCTCGTTCTGTATAAGAATCAAGAAAATTTAATACCAAAGACGTGGTTACAAAATCCGGATTACGAAGTCCCTGGGACTATTACGCCACCACTTTATAACGCCCCTTACGGCGGAGCTATCCTGACGTCAGAGTTGGAGTTTGGAAATCCAAATGGTGGCGGCCCTTATCCCCTGTATGCTTACAGCGGAGAAGTTTACTCGCAGGCTGAGCGTATTCTATCTTCGACGCTGGCGGCATCAGTTGAGCTCAGGATCTCGATGAACCCGCCCCCGCTGTGACCCACACGGACGCATGGCGTTTCTGAGATCAAAAGTTATTGGTAGTTTGTCTTAAATCGGAGGCGCAATGAGCGAGCTCACCACATTTAACCGCCCCTTGAACTTCAAGGGGCTTCAGGTCACCGGGCCAATGCGCCCGAAGAACGGCGAGGTCGTGCTCGACGGTTCCAACACGGACTACGACCCGTCGCGGTTTTCGGCGCACGTTGTCCAGTGTGACGCGCCCTACACGATCGAGGTCCTCGGGCCTTCGCGCGTTTGGGCTTCTTACCCCGGGCAGGCCGGTGGTCTCAGCAACGAGATCGCGATTATTCGCGGTCGCTGGCTGGGCATCAAGATTCTCACTGAGGGCCAGGTTTGGTTCCAGTCCGACCGTCACGGCGACGCTTGGGCGGGCGTGTTTTAAGGAGCTGCCATGTACCCCGACGTTGTCACTGATCGTAAAAACTCGGATGTGTCAGAGCCCCTTACCGCCCAGCAGGCGGAGGTTCTCGACAAGCTCCTTAACCCCGCCGGAAGTCTCTTCCGCGTGGGTGGGCGCATCGCAAAGGCAGAGGCCACGCTTGCTGGCGCTCCCCTCATTGAGGGCAAGTCCGGCAACACCATCCTCATCACCAAGGAAGGTGGTGAGTATGCGAGCCTGCAGGACGCGATCGACGCCGCGGTCCCCGGCGACGTGATCGTCGTGGGTGCGGGCAACTGGGGTGACGTCGTGCTCAAGGGCGGCGTCAGCCTTATGGGCCTGCAGCCGCCCAAGGCCCTGCAGGTTGTCCTCAGCAGCCTGACCTTCGCACCTGACGAAGGCGACACCGCAGCAGACAACACGGTTTACGTGTCGAACCTGCTCATCAGCGGTGGTGGCAATGATACGCTGCTGGAGCTCGGCGGCAACGATCCCATCCGGGCTTACTTCAGCGGAGTGCGCGTCTACCGTGACGAGGCTCCCGCCACGACGGCCATGGTCGTGTGCGCGGGTGACGATGCAACCTCGACGATTGAGTTCGAGAACTGCCTCTTCACCCACGAGGGCGGTCAGGTCGCGTCCGCCCTCACGCTGCTGTCCACCTCAGTGCGTTACCTGAACTTGGTCGACTGCTCCTTTGCCAACGGCGGGCGCTCCCTCGACGTCACCGGTGGTGACCTCGTGGTGGCAGCCACCACGCGCTTTGAGACCGGCTCGACCGTCGCGGCCCTGCGCGTTGGTGCTAGCTGCACGCTGAGCCTCGGCAGTTGCTTGGTCACCAACTCGGGCACGAACTGCTCGGGTGTTGAGCTGGTTGCAGGCACGTCGACTCTCGTCGCGTCCAACACTGGCTTCAACGTGGCGGCAGGCACGGGCAAGGCCGTGCTCGCTACGGCTGGCGGAACGTTCCTCAAGGGCAACGTTGTGGCCAATTTTGGCAGCAACAGCTCGGTGTCCGGTGGCGTGACGCAGGTTCCACTGACTGCGGTCTCTTAATTTTTTGTAAGGAGTTTCTATGTACCCCGACGTTGTCACTGATCGTAAGAATTCCGACGCCTCCGTTCCCCTCACGGCCACGCAGGCGGACGTTCTCAGCAAGCTCCTCAACCCGGCGGGTACGCTTTTCGCCGTTGGCGAGCGCCTCGCGGCTCTTGAGGCCAAGGTTGCCGAGCTCGAGGCTGACCTCGCGGCTCACATGGCCGTCTCTGGTGGGGATGCGGCTCACCCCTGAGTTCGTTTGAACCCATGAGATTGGATGCCACGCTACCCGCGTGGCATTCCTATATCCGCCACACGCCAAGCGAGGGATTATGTCATCGCCTACTTCGACGATCCGCTTTGGGCGGTCCTACTACCCCTCGAAGCAGTTTGCTTCCGCCTCTGCTGAGATCGACCCCCACGAGTGGACGGGTACGATCGAGCCTGATCAGATGGCGGTTTTCGGGCCTGGCGGAATTGGCGGGACCTGGGCGGAGTCCACGAATCCCTACGAAGACGGCGATCAGTACACCCCCTCTGGGTACACCTACCGCAACGTCGTCGTCCTGAACGTCTCTGACCCGTTCGCGGACAACTTCCTCTTCTTCGGGAAGAGCGCTCATGACGTGTACGACGGCCCTCGCCGGGCGATCGTGACGCCGCGTGGTCCTTGCTACTCGCAGGGCGAGTACGACCAGTTCATCGTCTACAACTACAGCGCCACCAATATCACGCTGAGTGTGCAGTGGGACCACGCCGGTACGCCCTCCTCGACCAACGCTGGGCACCCGGGCCACGGCCACGTCTCGATGGACGTCAGCGATTTTCTGATCGCGGGCGGCATCCACGTTCTCTACCCTGCGTGGAAGCGGGCCCGCCAGATCACGGCGGTTCACCTCTACACGAAGTCCGGTGTCCCGGTCGCAGGGGGCGCCCTTGGCCTGCTCGTGAACAACTCCTTGGTTGGAGCTCCGATCACGATTTCGACCTTAGCGGCTGGTTACAGCACGCAGTCGGTTGGGCCTATCGACCTGACAATTGCTAGCACCCTCCAAGTTGTCCTCGACGTACCGGCGCAACCCGCCGGTACCGACCTGATCGTCGAGCTCGAGTACGACTTCGCCTGAGGTGAGCCATGTTTTTGCGCGGATGGCGGTGGCCTAGAAAACTTTGGTATTTTTCGGGCGGCATTCTTCCACTGAATGCCACGGTTACGCCTGTTGCAGCAGACGCTATCGGAACGTCCGTTGGTCGTCCGATGGTCGTCATCGACGACGGCCTCGTCCCTGAGGCCTTTGGGGCAATCGGAACCTCCGTAACGCCCGTCATAAGTATCATCGATACCTTTTCGCCGCAGACCTCTCCCGCCATCGGCACGTCTGCCTCTCCGACGGTACACGTCTCCGACGTCAGCGTTCCTGAGGTTTCTGACGCAGTAGGCGCACCCTCGGAGCTGACGGTTCACGTCTCTGACGTGGTCACCCCCGACGCCTCGGACGCAATTGGGTCTTCTGCTCAGGCTCAGGTCGTAGTTTCTGACACCTTCACGCCTGACGTTGCCTTCGCGCTCGGCACAGTTTCGAACGTCTTTATCTCAGTCTCAGACTTCGTGGTGCCCGCAACAGCAGACGCCAAGGGTAGTGTGGCCTACCCGATCGTCATTATCGGCGATTGGATCACGCCCTCAAGCGAGCCCGCCGTAGGGACCGTTGCCTACGCCACGGTTCACGTCTCCGATTCGTTCGACACTACCGTCGCAGACGCTATCGGCACCTCCGCCTTGGCTAGGGCCATCGTCGCAGTCTCGCCCGAGACCAGCGATGCCACCGGTACGGTGGCTGTGCCTCTGATTGCCCTTGCGGTTTCGCCCACCACTACAGCCGCTGTGGGGGCTTCGGGCGAGGAAGGTCTTTTCATCAACGTCACCCAGACGGTTGAGGGTACCCTGCTGTTCGCAGGGCCTACCCGCATCGTCTTGGGGGCGGCTGCCTTCGCGACCCCGGGCGAGTACGACCTCTTCCGGTACACACCAGGCTCGTTCCCCGGCGGCCAGGGTGCCCTCGACACGTACGTCACGATCGACACCTCTGCCGTCCCGAACTTCTTCGTCGCCGCCCTGACTGACGATCCTGCCACTGGGCGTGTGTTCCTGCGCCTGCTGCAGCGCTTGGTTCACGTCTCTGACAGCTTCACCCCTGCGACCTCGGCGGCCGTCGGAACCTCGGCAGATGCCTTGGTGGCCTCTGGTCTCTCCCCGCAGGCAAGCGACGCAGTCGGTACCGAAGCTACAACGCTGCCGAGCGTTGCCTACTCGCCCTTGGCTGCGGCAGCCCTCGGGACGGAATCCGTCACCACCGTACACGTCTCAGATGTCTTCCGACCTGAGGCGGCCCACGCTAGAGGAACAGAGTCTTACCCAGTCGTCATTATCGGCGATTGGATCACGCCCTCTAGCGAGTCTGCGGCCGGCACGTCTGCCAGCCCGACTGTTCACGTCTCTGACGCAGTTACGGTAGAGGTCTCCGACGCCGTCGGTACGGTATCTAACATTCAGATAGGCTCGGCCCTCGTGCCGGGCACGACAGACGCACTCGGCACCTCTACCTCGCCCACGGTGCACGTCTCTGACGTCTACGAGCCCGATGCGGCTGACGCAGTCGGCACGGTCTCGGACGCCCTTGTGGCGGCTTCCTTCGCGCCCACGGTGTCCGACGCCGTTGGCACGGCAGCCGGGGCAACCGCACACGTTTCGGATTCCGTAACGCCCGATGCGGTCAATGCCATCGGCACGAGCACTGATGCTAGCGTTGCGCTCGCTCCCACCCTTACGGCAGCTGACGCTTCGGGTACGGCGGCCACGCCTGCGGTTCACGTCTCTGACGTGTTCCAGGTCACGACGGCCAACGCCGTAGGCACCGTTTCGTACCCAGCGGTCATCATAGGCGACGCAGTAACCCCCGAGAGCTACCCGGCGCTCGGCACTTCGGCAACGCCTTCTGTTCACGTCTCCGACGTGGTTACGCCCGATATTACCGACGCTGTCGGCGCGTCGGCGGATGCTCTGGTTGGAAGCGCGCTCAGTCCAAGCACGTCCGACGCGCTTGGAGTGGCGACTGATGCACTGGTAAGTCTGTTCTTCGTGCCGGAGGCGCTCGCCGCCGTCGGTACCTCGGCGGATGCTCTCGTGACGGTGTCGGATACCTTCGAGCCCACGGCTGAGAACGCTATCGGCACGAGCGCGAGCGTTTTCGCAGTTATCTCGTTTATTCCCGCCGTGCAGGATGCCCTCGGGACTGCTTCCGAGACCTCGGTCGTCGTGTCGGATAGCTTCACGCCGGCTGACGCTCACGACGGCGTCGGAACGAGCTCTGACGCACAGGTTTCGATCTCTGAGGTCTTCACGCCCACCGTTTCCGACGCGATCGGTACGTCGGAGGACGCAACCTCAGTCACCTCGAAGACTTTCACGGTCTCCGCTTCCGACGCACTCGGTACTTCTGAATCGGCCATCCCAATGGTCGACGATGCGTTCTCGCCCTCGACTACCGCAGCCGTCGGTACGTCTGTCGACGCCGTAATCTCGATCTCCGACTCCGCGACCCCCGAGACCTCCGACGCAGTCGGCACCGTTTCTGACACGACGGTTTCTGTCTCGGTGCGAGTCACCCCCGGAGCTACCGACGCAGAGGGTATGTTTGAGGACGCCATCGTGGCGGTCTCTGACAGCTTCACTCCTGAAGCCCCGAACGCCGTCGGAACGGCCTCAGAGGTCACAGCTCACGTTTCCGACAGAGTTACCCCCGAGATCTCTGACGCCATTGGCACCTCGGCCGCAGCGAATATTTCGATCTCCAAGATTTACACCCCGAGCACGATGGATGCTAAGGGTACCGCGACCTACCCGGTGGTCATCATCGGCGACTGGGTCACGCCTTCCAGCGAGTCTGCCCTCGGAACGTCCTCGACTCCGACCGTCCACGTTTCCGACTTCGTCGTGCCTGAAGTCGCCGATGCCCTCGGGACCTCTTCGACGTCCGTGGCGGTGGTCTCGTTTATCCCGAGTGTCTCCGACGCGCTTGGTACGGAAGCCACCCCCGGCGTTGGTATCAGCACAGCGTTCACGCCTGTCGCCGTTGACGCCGTTGGGGCCTCGGGCGAGGAAGGCACCTTCGTCAACGTCACCCAGACGGTTGAGGGGGCGCTGGTCTTCGTAGGCCCGACGCGGATCGTACTCAACGCTACGGCGTTCGCGACCCCCGGCAGCTACGTCCTCTTCGACTACGGGTCTTTCTCTGGCGGCCAAGCCAGCCTCGACACGTACGTCACGATCGACACGTCCGCCGTGCCGAACCTGTTCGCCGCAGCCCTGACGGACGACACTGCGAACACGCAAGTTGTGCTGCACCTCCTCCAGCGCCTCGTCTATGTCTCTGACGTGGTGACGCCCGACGCGGTCGACGCTGTTGGGACGGCGGCCAACGCACTGGTTGCGGTAGCCACTGTCCCAAGCTCCTCTGATGCAGACGGTACGTCGGCAAGCGCCTTCGTTGTGGTGGGCGTCGAGCCCACGGCACAGGACGCCGCCGGAACCTCGGCGAACGCCCTCGTCGCTCTGAGCGTTGCTCCGAGCACGTCGAACGCCCTCGGAACCGTGGCTGACGCAGTGCCTGCTACGAGCGTGGCCTTGGTACCTAGTGTCAGTGACGCCGTGGGTACGGAGGCCACTGCGGTCGTCGTCATTGTCAGTGATCGCTTCACCCCGACGGCTTTCGCAGCACTCGGTACCAGCACAAACGTGCTCGTTGCTGTCAGCGATAGCTCCACCCCGGATGCTCCGGACGCCGTTGGAACTGTGGCCACTCCTGCGGTCTACACGAGCGTTGCTCCCGGCACGAGTGCCGCGCTTGGCACCAGCGAGCCTGCGCTTATCGCGGTCAGCAGCGCAGCTACTCCGCCTGCGTCTGACGCGCTCGGCACCAGCGCGAGCGCTAGCGTTGTTGTGAGCGCCAGCTTTATTCCGGGCGTCGCGGACGCCGTTGGAACTGCAGCCATCCCCGAGACCTTCCTGAGCGCCACTCCTAGTACAAGCGCAGCGCTTGGTACGAGCGAGGACGTGGTTGTAGCTATTGGCAGCGTTGTCACGCCGGCGACGAACAACGCCCTCGGTACGGTGGCTGCGGCACAGGTGGCCATGGCGTACGTGCCTGCGGCCACCAACGCCCTTGGCACGGCGGTCGACGCCATTGCCGCCACCACCAAGGTGGTGACGCCGGGCGCGACGGACGCCGTCGGCACGAGCGAGGCGGCACTGGTCGCCATCACCGCCTCGGTGACGCCGGTAGCCTCGGATGCGGTGGGCACAGTGGCTGACGCCGTCGTTGCCTCGGCCTACACACCGAGTGCGGTGAACGCGCTTGGTACAGTGGCCGACGCGCCTGTCCTCACCGCTTACGCCCCGGTGGCTACGAACGCGGTGGGTACTAGCGAAGACGCGATCGCCGTGGTGGCCACAGACAAGATCGTCACAGCCACTGCGACGAACGCGCTCGGTACTGTGGCGAACGCCGCAGTGAGCCTCGCCTTCACGCCGACAGCGGTTGACGGCATCGGTACCTCTGAGGACGCCATTCCGTATCAGTTCATCCAAGTCTCTTGGAATGGTCCTGACCTGACACTGGCTGGCGGGTCGTGGTCGTGGTCGCTCATGGGTGACAGCTACGAAGGCGCGCAGTACGTCGACGGGGCGCTTGACTTCACCGGTGCGACGACGGTCTACCTTGACGAGAGCGTGTACGCCAAGGGTGGCAACTACGTCTTGTTTGAGTACGGCAGTTTCCCCGGTGGGCAGGCGGACCTCGACGCATACCTGACAGTCGACGCGTCTGACCTCGCGCTTTCATTCGTCGAGGTTGTCCAGGACAAGCCGCACAAGTCGCACGTCGTCATCAAGATCAAGAGCAACCCGACCAACGGCAAGCAGTTCGTCGACGGTGACTTGACCTTCAGCGGCGCGACGACGCTCTACTTGGACCCTGACCTCTACGCGACCGATGGCACTTACGAGCTGTTCCAGGTGACGGGCACCGTGACAGGACTTGCCAACGTCACATGCGTCAGCGAGGCCGGCCTGTTCTGCGGCGCTCCGTTCCTTGACGGCAACCTCGTCAAAGTCACTATCACCTGAGAGGCTGAGTCATGGTTGCGATTACCAAGAACGCTACAGGGACAACGCTTACCACCGCTAGCAACTGGACCCCTGCTCAGGTTCCAACGACTGCCGACGATGTCACATGGAATCTGGCGTCTGTTAGCGGCACGTGTACTGGTAGCTTCGGTGCGAACACCATCACGTTTAATGGTGCCGCGAGCGGCACTCCGGTCACTCACACCGGCACACTCACGCTAATTAATGGGTACACGTTCACCTCTACGAACAACTCTCAGTGGAACGTCGGTGGTACGACTGGTGTACTAGCAGTTGGCGCTAACGACCAAACGTGGGTACTGAACTCCTCTGCTTGGTCATCGGTTGCGTTCACGGGCTCAAGTGCCTCTGTTATGACTGGCACAGCCACTGTCAACGTGCAGAAACTGACCGGCGGTGCTGGCTCTGCTGACGTTTACGCCACCCGGAGTGTTGCAAACTTCACCGGCACATTCATTGCAAACTCAGGTGTCTCGTTTAGCGCCGCCTTCGCTACCGCGACAGGGGCGTGGTCGGGCGCTAACTTTCAGTTTGAGACTGGCTCAACCTGCGGACCAGCCATCAACAATGCTTACTTTGGGGGCGTTGGAAAAACCCTTACGGTGACCGGTGACATGCGCTTTGGAAATAGCGCGTACACAGGATTTAATGTAAATCCAAATATAGTTCTTTCCGGTGCTACCACGAGGACGCTGACGATCCATGGTGTTACCTCACTAGGTGGTGCAATCAGTTCTGCCACCGCTGGCACTGGCCTATCAGTCACCATGCCTAACGCTGGGAGCACGCGCCTTTCTGTTACAAACATGTACCTGTATGTGAGCGGCTCCAGTAGCGGCATTTCTGGCCCCTGTACGGTAAACAGCGGCAGGCTCATCATAACACCAGCCACTACGGCTGCTAGGTACACGCCCACCGCTATTTCAGTCGCATCCAATGCGATTTTTGAATATTTTCCAATGTCCAACACGGACTTTACTTTTCCGTGCGCGCCAACTGGCACTGGGTTCATTGCTATTATTGGCAACCACACAGCTGGGGGTGGTGTAACATTCAGTGCAGGGCAGCTATCCTCATTTGGCGGTATTGTTCGCTGCTACCAAGCAGCATCAAATACTGCTTATTTAGCCCCACGTATCCGACTTTCTGAGCTTCCTGCAGGGTTGGACTGGTTTGCGCAGGCAGACGGCGCGGTCGGTTCAATGACGGGGGAGATGACCTATCTAGGCACTGCCGCCACGTATGCCACCAACCTAACTGTGGATAGCGTCGTAAACACGAACACGGCCACGCTCACAGGCGGCACCTACTCGCTCATCGTGCCCGATACCTCTGGCGCCATTAACGTCACGGGCACGGTGCAGCGCCTGAACACGGCAGGAACCGCGTCGGCTCGAATGTCCTTGACGCTCGGCGGTACGAACACCGGCAACAACACGCTGTCGGGCGACATCAGCGAAGTCGGCACGAACAGCGCCATCCTTGGCATCACCAAGGTTGGCGCCGGGCGCTGGGTTTTGAGCGGCGCCAACAGCAGCCACACGGGCATCCATACCGTCAGCGCGGGCACGCTGTCGGCACAGTCGGCGAAGGCCTTGGGCAGTGCCACGTCGGCGGGTGGCGTCACTATCAGCGGGACGGGCAAGCTTGAACTGTCTGGGGGCATCACGCTCAACAAGTCGGCGACGGCCTTTACCATCCACCAAACATCGCCAATCACCAGCGTCGGAGACAACACGGTTCAGACGGCGGGCATTACGCTCGGCGGAACGACGACGTTTGACGTCACGACCGGCAACCGTCTTGCTATCGCGAACAGCGGCGCGATTACCGACGGCGCCAGCACCTTCGGCCTGACCAAGACGGGCGACGGCGAGCTTGCCCTTGCGGCCTTCGCCAACACCTACGACGGCGCGGTCACAGTCACGGCGGGCACGCTGGCCATCGGCTCCGTCGGGGCGCTCGGCACTGGCGTTGCGACCGTTCAGTTGACGGGAAATCTCAAGTACACCGGCACAGGCGAGACCCTGTCCAGGGCGACGCTGCTCAACGGTTCGGCGCCGAGCTTTGAAGCCTCAGGCTCCGGAGCGCTGACGGTGTCTAACCTGTCAACAAGCGTGTCCACGAAGACACTGACTCTGAAAGGCAGTAACACGGGCGCCAACACGATCACGTCAAGCCTGACCGACAACAGCGGAATCCTTTCGCTGGCCAAGGAGGACGCGGGCAAGTGGGTTGTCACGATCCGGACCTACAGCGGGTCCACGGCCGTCAACGCTGGCACGCTGCGGTGCGAGGCCACGAACAGCGCGACGACGACGGGCGCTGTGACCATCGGGGCAAGCGGCACGGTCGAGCTCGTCACGAATACGCTGGCCAGCTCGGGCACTGGCAACGGCGAGGTCCTTGGCACGGGCAACGTGACGTGCAACGGCGGCATCATCAAGACGCGCGGCGGGACCACGCAGAAGGGTCAAGTGCGCTACGGTGGCAACCTGACCTTCGGCGCAGGGTCGTCTCTCTACATCGGCGCAGCAGCCTGAGGAGGATGAGCCATGGTCATCAAGGCGGCAACGGGCACAAACCTCGCACTGGGTGCTTCGTGGGAAGGCGGGGTCGCACCTACGGCGGGGGACACCGCAGAGTGGTACGCTGCCGCACCGATCTCGCTTGGGCCAGGGCTGACAGGCAATCTGTCTATCTATGCGATTTATCAAGAGGGTGCCTCCTCCAACATCGCGCACAGCGCCGGCACCATCACATTCTCCGACGGTGGCGGCTTCACGCAGGTCAGCACGAACACGCGCGTGTGGACTGAAAGCGGCACGTGGGCCATTGGCAGTGGCACCGTGTCATTTACGATCGCACGCTCGACCCCCAACACCACGGTCCTTGACACATCCGCAGCCAGCGGGCTCACGGGCGACAGCGCCAGCGTAATCTCGGTGTTCAACGGGTCTGATTTTGCAGATCCGATGTACGCCATTTGGACTGTACGCGGAGCTAACACTGGATTTTTGGGCCAGATCTACCTCAATCCCACGTCAAATCTTCACGTGACTGGCACCGGCGTATTGGCAAATGCGTCTGTAGTCACGGATGCTTTTGGGGAGCCTTGGATCACGGCAGGTCAGGCTAGCGCCTCGCTCGGTACGCTAGGTACCACGACTTTGGAAGTCGGTGCCGACCTCAAGCTGGGTTGGTCTACCCGCACCCTGACCCTCAACAGCGCGACTTCGTTCACAGGCTCGGTCCACAATGTCACGCTTGCGGATAATGTAACGTTCGCTGGGCCCCTCGGGGGGACTCCTGATTTTGTGAACTTTGCCAGCGTAGGTGCGACTTGGCTTGCGCTGACGCTGGACAACACCGCAAACACCATCAGCGGTTCGCTCGACATCGGTAATTATGTTATCACTTACCTAAACTGCGCGTCAGGGTTTAACCTTCCAAACGTATCCGAGTTCACGATCACAGGCAACCTACGCCTCGCCGGGTCGGGAGGCAGTGGCTTTGTAGCGCCCCATACTTTCACAGGGGTGTCATTCTATGGGGATGGCGCGGTCGAAGTAGTTTTCAGCGCGACAAACCTTGTCTCTTTTCCAGCAGGCTCTCTTAGCGGGTTGACGGGCATCAACGAGCCCGCGCTCGGCTATGCGACGGCGGTACTAGCCCGCTCTGGGCTAGTACTTTGGACCAGTCCTTATACCGTAGCTTCGCGCCAATCCTACGTAGATGTTAAGGACCTGCCTAGCCGCGTGACCTTTCAGTGCACAGCGTCTGTTAACGCTACTTCCACGGGACGCCTTTACTACACCGGCCCAGGTACTTCGTACCCGAACACGCGCATTGACATGGTCCTGCGCGATAACACCTATCCTGCCGTAAATGTTAATGAGATCTACGCCAACAACGCGTCCGGCATTGTGGAGATTGGCGAAGGCGTCAAGCGCCACGGGGACAGCGCGACGCAGACGCTGACCCTGCGTGGAACGGGCGCGGGGCGCATCAGCGGCACTATTAATCCCAACGCACGCGGAGCTCTCAATCTCTCCAAGACAGACCCCGGCACTTGGTACCTAAGTGCGAACAACACCAGCACCGGCACCACCACGGTCTCGCAAGGAATCTTGCAGCCCGAGTTGTCTACGTGTCTCGGTACGACGGGTGCTGTCACGGTCAACAACACCGGTACTATGGTACTAGGGAACGGCTTTACGCTGAGCAAGGGCTCGGCCGCGTTCACCTTCGCCAAGACCGACGGCACCGCGGCAATCACGCTGCCGACCAATGCTCAAGCCACGCTTGCCACAGCGGGTATAACGCTTGGTGCAGTCCTGCGCCTGGGTTTGGGTGCAGGCTCCAAGCTGACGATCGCGAACACTGGCGCCATTACCGACGGTGCGAGTTCTTTCGGCATTCACGCCGACTGCTCGTCGCTTGTTTCACGTGCCGAACTCGTACTGGAGCCTGCGTCCAACACGTTCGACGGCACGATCACTGTCGAAGCTGCCACGCTGACCGTCTATACCCTGAACAATATCGGCGTGGCCGGGATTTTTGGCACCGGCAGCACCCCGCTTAGTTTTACGCACGGCACCCTGAAGTTCTCCGGCAACGCTCCTAACTCGACAAATCGCGGTATTACCTCGTACACGTCCGGATGTACGCTCGAAGCGGCGGGTACAGCTGCCGCGACGTTCAGTGGCCCCATGACCAAAGTCGAAGGTACTGGTAGCTCCTACACACTGACCATTACGGGCACGAGCACTGCCGCGAACACGCTTGCCTCCACGCTTGCGAACGCGACGGGTATCACCACGGCGCTGACCAAGTCAGGCACAGGATATTGGCGTGCTACGGGGGCGCTGTCCTACACCGGGGCGACAACTGTCTCAACAGGCACGCTGCGGGTCGAGCGCCCCGACGGTAACACCATGGCCAGCACCGTGACCGTAGCCAGCACCGCCACCGTCGAACTGGCCACGGACACACTGCCGAGCTCTGGTGCTACCGCTGGGCGTGTGCTGGGCACTGGCTCAGTCATCGTCAACGGCGGCACCATCAAGACGCGCGGCGGCAGTAGCGTGCAGAAGGGACAAGCGCGCTATGGTGGCAACCTGACCTTCGGTGCAGGGTCAAGGCTTGAAATCGGCACAGCAGCTTAAAAGGATTGAACAATGGCACTGATTCGTGACTTTACTGTCGAAGGCGTGAACTACCCCGAGGCGTACTCGCGCATCCTCGTGACGCGTTGCGACAAGGATTCGGCCTACGTGTTTGTCTTGACCTACGCCAGCTTCGACGACCGCATGGCGGGAGCCAATCCCGTCTGGACGGAAGAGCATGCGACGCAGCTCGCGACCGTGTCGGCGGATGTGTTCCCGGCCAGCTACGCGTTCTTGAAGACGCTGCCGGAGTTCGCCGGCGCAATCGACCACGACAACCCGCCCGAGGCGCCTGCACCTGATGTCATCGACACGACGGCGGATGTGGTCAGCAACGACTTCGTCAACTGACGCTGAAGACCCCAAGGATTCAACATGTCAATCACGGCCAAGTGGTACCCCTCTGCCGCGCAGCAGATGTTCCTGGGCAACCTGAACAGCACAACTAGTTCGTTCAAGATTGCCCTGCTCAACAGCAGCGGCAGCTACACGGCGTCGCACACCGCGTGGTCTGACGTGAGCGGCTTCGAGATTGCAGCAAGCGGTGGGTACACGGCAGGCGGCGAGGCGACTACAATCACGCCCACTGCCAATAGCACCGCCTCCTACTTCACGCCGTCTGCAGTTTTGTGGACTAGTGCTACCTTCTCGTTCAACAACGCAGTCATCTACGACACGGTCTCTGGTAAACTGATGATGCACCTAGCGTTTATTACGACGCAAAGCCCTGTGGCGCAGGACTACCAGATCAACGTGCCCAGCACCGCGCCTTCTGCGACCCCGGCGTAACACTGAGCACAACTGCTACACATCGACGGGTTCTACGCTGATCATGCACCCTAATCTTGGCTAAGATCACACCATCCATCGACCCCGCGTAACAAATTCGTAGCAGGAGGCCCCATGGCAGACCGGTATTGGAGACTCGCAAGCGGTGGCGTTTGGACTTCAACGGCTAACTGGGCTGCGGTCTCAGGTGGGGTCGGAGGTTTTACGCCGCCAGGTACCGGCGACAACGCGTTCATCGCCCAGAACATTACCGCGACCGGCACGATCACCGGGATTGGCAGTAACGTCTCCACGATGCCGGCGTACCTTCGCATCGACGACTTCCCTACGTCGAGCCACGCTTGGATCATCGGAGCTGGCAGTGAATCAATCGTAGTCGCAAACGACTTTACGTTTGACCTGCCCGGCGCAGTCGTCTCGGCTACACCTCACAGATGGAGCCCGCGCCTTAACGGAGCAGGGCGCACCATGACCAAGATAGGCTTGGGCTGGGTCGTGCTCAATGCGCCGAGCGTGGCCTCTCAGCTGGCTTTGATCGTGGTGCGAGATGGTCCGTTTGGCATGTTTCAGGGTTTCGGCGGCACGCTTGAGATGGGCCACGGGACAATAGCACCCACGGCCAACCTGATATTTGATACCGCTAACTCAACAACTGTCGTCTCCGCGCCGGTTAGGTTCAGGCGAAACACGACGATTCAGAACACGGCTGCGACTTTCAAGACGGTCAACTTCACTCAGCCATGCACGTTTGAGCCAATCTCAGGGACGCTGGGGATTGCTCACGCGAACGGCACCTCGGTCACCTTTAGCGGCGGGTGTAGCTTCAAGGGCAACACTTCAATCGGGTATACCGCAGGAAGCTCGTTCTTTTTCTCCGGAGCCGTTGACTTTACAAGCGCAAGCCCGTTCACTTTTGCGAACACAGGTAACGCGCTCACGATTTCTGGAAGCACGACTTTCAACACAAACGTGACGCTTTTTGGCGGGGGCGGCAGCCAGTTTTTTACCGGCTCGGTTGCACTTGGTGACGCCAGGTCACTAACTATCCAAAGCAACTCCGTCTCGATGTCTGGGACCGTGTCCGGCACTGGTGGGATTACGACCTCGGCGACTCTTGGAAAGACTTACGGCCTGTTCCTTACTGGTAACTCATCAGGCCTTTCTGGGCCTTGCACAATCAATTCTGGGTCTTTGCAGGTTGCCGCAACAAACCGGTATGAGCCGACAGCACTCAACGTTGCGGGCTCCACCTCACGCTTCTTTTACACGTCCGGGTCGGCTGACTTTAACTTCCCAGTCAGCCCTACCGGGGTTGGTGGTGTCGTCATTCGGGGCAACTTTGCAGGGTCAGGGGTCACCTTTCCGGCGTCAGGTCCCGGGAGTGTTCAAGGGTTCGCCGGCTCGCTTCAGGCAATCGCCCTTTCAAACGCCACAAACAATAACTCCAAGCTCGTCACTCATCACTTGCCTCAGCAGTTTTGGTTGAGCGGCGCTGCATTTGCCACCGGCTTTTCTCTGACGCCTTCAATCACTTATGTCGGCGCAGGCGAGACGAGGAACACAGACGTCATCATTGACTCAGAGAACAACGCTCAAACGGCTGTCTTGTCGTCGGGGGTGTACACCCTTGCGTCGTCTGGGGCTGACGCCATCGTCCTGACTGGGGGCGTTCAGCGCACTAACAGCGGGGTGAACGCGTCAGCTCGGATGACCCTCACGCTTGCTGGCACGAACACAGACGCTAACACCATCTCCGGTCCGGTTACTGAAGTTGGCACGAATAGCGCGACGCTGGGGTTGGTCAAGAATGGCACCGGGTACTGGGCCCTGTCCGGGGCCTTGAGTCACACGGGCCCTACCACGGTGGAGCAGGGCAGCCTCCGCCTTGAGGCGATGAGCCACGACAACACGAACACGGGCAACATCTCCGTCGCCACGGGCGCCGTGCTTGAACTGGTCACCTCGGCGGCGACCCCGCGCCGAGTCACGGGCACAGGCAACGTCACCGTTAACGGTACGCTGCGCGCGGGTGCCTCGGGCACCGGCACGGGAACAGCCCGCTACGGTGGTGGGCTGACCTTTAACACCAACTCGGTACTCGAACTTGGTGCTGCCTAACTATTGGGCGCAACAGCTATACGCGACACGCCTTGTTCTAGCATCGTGTCGACAACAACCCCGCAGGCGGGCAGCCTGATTCACAACCGGGCTGCGGCCCATTGCTAGGAGTTTCCACATGGCCTCTTCGTTCTACCCCAAGGTTTTTGAGAAGGTCCTCTCTGGCGAGCTCGACCTGTCGGGCGGCGCTGGCTCTGACACCGTCAAGCTTCTTCTGCTCGGCGACTACGCCACGTACCCCCTCGACGTCACCCACGAGTTCGTTTCGAACCTCTCGGGTGAGCTTGTCGACGGCGCTGGCGGCGTCATCAACTACGCCCGCAAGACCATCCCGGTCACCCTCTCGTACAACAGCGAGGCTGGCCTCGAGGGTTGCGACCTCAACTTCGCGCTGACCACCAACGCCATCTGGGGTCCGGACGACGGCGGCGCTGCCACGTTCACCACGGGCCACGCGATCCTCTTCGTGGACAAGGGCGGCGCTGACTCGGCCAACCCGCTGCTCTACTACTTCGACCTGTCGGCCAACCAGGTCGTCAGCTCGGGTACCTTCGAGCTCCGCAATCCGACCACGGCGCCGCGCGTCCGCCGCGCGTAATTCGTAGGCCTAGCCTGCGGGTTGTTCTCAAGCCCTGTGAGGTTTATCCTCACGGGGCTTTTCCTTATCTACGGAGGTCTACATGAAGCCCGTTAAGCATCAAGTCTGGTTCGCCGGGTCATCGCGCGAGCGCACGCAGGTCATCGACCGTATCATTTTCCACGAGTCGGCGGTCGCCACGCTTGACGGCACGCTGAAGGCGCTCTCGGCCAAGGGCCTCAGCGTTCATTACTGCGTCGACCGCGACGGCTCCGTTACCCAGCACGCCGAGGAACACCGCGCTTGTGCGCACGCAGGTGGAAATCCGCCCGGTACCAAGCACAATATTCGCTCGATCGGTATCGAACTTATTAATCGGTACTACGGTCACCGGGTTAATCAGACGACCAGTCTCAAGCTCTACTCGGGAGAATTTTCTCCCGTCATCATCTCTGGAATCTTCGTCGACCGGGCTTGGAGCGCGACTGATTCTAAATTCTTGAATGCAGAACGCAAGTACATCATGCCTACACCTCAGCAGCTTGAGGCGAGCTGGCAGCTTCTTAATTCTCTGCTTCCTCGCTATAGAAATATTGAGCAAGCAAGCTGGAGTGGCGTAACAAAAACGCTCACGGGCAAGAAGGTCTATAACTGGACCACGTTGTCCAATCATGATGGACCCGGCATTAAATGCCATGCACAGTGGGCCCATGCCGACGGTCGTGTGGTTGATCACTACACGTATCTCCGTCACGCGGGCCTCGCCCCGGTCCAGGCTTACGACCTGACCGTCAAGTCCGCGAGCTCCATGCAAAAGCAAACCGAGGTACCCTGATGGACCTGATCAACAAGCTCAAGAGCTGGATGACGTGGGGAAAGATCGCCTTCTCAGCGGTCATCGCCACAGCCGGCTTCGGGACTTTCGTGGCCGGCGAAATTCGCGGCGCTAATCTGCTTGAGCCCCGGGTCTCCGCCCTCGAAGGTAGGGTCGAGAAGATCGAGGAGCACTTGGGTGCGCAGGGTGACCAGATCCTCAAGATCGTTTCGGTCATCCCGGACAAGGTCCAGCTTTTGGAAACACGCGTGGCCGGCCTTGAGGTCGAGTTGCGAGGCAACACCAAGGACATGAGCGAGATCAAGGGTTACCTCCGCGCCATGGCCGACAAGATGGGTGTTGAGCACCACGGTGGGGTGGTAAAATGAGCGACACCACCTACGCGCTGGTAATCCTGCTCGGTATCGGCCTCGCCTCGGTGGCGATTCGTAATATCGCCAAGAAGGGCGGGCGCGAGCTCTACTTCTATATCGGGGCGCTTGTTTGCGCCGGCGCTCTTGGCGCCCTCGTTGCGGACCAGAGCGACCAGCATACTTGGGCCGTTGGCCTCATTATGGGTATGGCTGCTGTAGAGCTCGGCGACGTGATGCTTGCCTCTACTGTAGAAATCGTGCGAAAGCTACTCGCTAAGGTTTCCGATAGGTTCGCCGATGACCGGCAGCCGGGCTACGGAAACGACGAGGAAGCATGAGCGACGAACTTCTTAATATCCTGAGCAGCGCCGCTAGCGCGCTGGCCTTTTTCCTGTCCCTTCACAATAAGAAGGCGTCCGACTCCTTCAAGCGGGAGTCGAACGATCGCCACCAGGCGCTGTCCCAGTCGCTTGAGGCGATCGCTAAGGCAGCCGCCGAGTCGATCGCTGCCGCGACCAAGCCTGTTGAGGAGCCCAAGGCCAAGCGCCAGGCTCGTAAGGTCAAGGATTTGACGCTCGCCAAGGTCGAGACGCCCGTCCAGCCCGAGCCTGCAAAGGCTCCCGCCAAGCCACGTCGCAAGCCTGCCAAGGGGGCCATGTGAAATTCGTCGCCGCGCTACTCATCGTTGCTCTGACTTCGTCCGAAGCACGCTCTGAGTGCGCGGACCCGGCGAAGCTTGAGTCTGACCTCAAGATCATGCGCGTGGTCCTTGATATCAAGGGCCGCGAGCACGCCGCTGCGGTGCAGGCTTACGAAGCCGCACTCGCGGCGGAGCGCGAGGCGGCTGTCAAGGCGATTGAGCAGGCTAGAACGCCTGCTTGGTGGTTGGTCGGTAGCGTGGCGCTCCTTGCGGGACTCGCCGGCGGCTACTTTATCGCCAAGGATTAAGGGTCGACGTCTTCGAAGACGTCGTCATCTTCGTCCTCGCCCTCGTCCTCGTCCTCGTCTTCGAGGGCGTCGTCATCGAAGCCGTCGCCGTCTTCCTCGCAGTCCTCGTCGTCGAAGTCATCTTCGTCGAGGTCTTCGTCGTCCAGCTCGTCGAGGTCGTCGAGGTCGTCGAGGTCCTCGTCTTCGGAAAAATCGAAGTCCTCTTCCTCTTCCGTAAAGTCAAAGTCCTTTCCCATAAAACCTCCTAGGCCTACTTAAGGTTCAAAGTTTTTGTCCGTAAAGTGGTTGCGGTAGGAGCGATCATGAAGCGAATCAAAGAAAAGAAGCTCCCTAGGTGGTCCGCAGCGTTCAAGCCTAAGGACAAACGTAAGCGTACTAAATTTATTAAGACCTGCGCTAGATGCGGTAAAGAAATGGTAGGGACAAAGCTCGGGCTTACTGGCCGCGAGTTCTGCTCCTTTGACTGCTTTACCAGCCCGCTCGGCGAACGCTGGGAAAATCTCATCACCAAGACCGAGACTTGCTGGCTCTGGGCGGGTGCGAAAAATGAGGCGGGCTACGGAGTAATTCGCGATGGTGAAAAGCTCGCCCTAGCCCACCGCGTTGCCCTCCGCCTCAAGCTGGGCGTTGAGGACTTCGAGGGCTTCGCCTGCCACACCTGCGACACCCCGGCCTGCGTCCGCCCCGAGCACCTTTATATCGGGACGCACGAAGACAACATGCTGGACCTCTCGATCGCCAATACAACGGCAGCGTCGAAGACGACTTGGGACCAGCGAAAAGAAATGGCCCGCCGATTTTTGACCGGCGAGCCAGCAGAGGTGGTGGCGGCTGATTACGACGTCTCACCACGGACGGTACGGCGCTGGGCGGATTATCTCGGGCTAGAAGGAAAAATACCCGAGCGCCGCCCAGGCCTCACGTTTTCGGATTAAGGGTCGCCTCGATATCCAGCACGCCGTCCTTCAGCGTGCAGATATTTACGGCGTGCCCTTCCTTCCTGAGGTGGTCGATCCGGGCGCGCGAGTGCTTGGTGAAAGTCTCCCAGCCCTCGTCGTAGATCGTCCAGATCTCGCAGGACTCTTTTCCTTCTGGGCGACGAGCCCCACGACCAGCCTTCTGGATCGTCTCGATATGGGACTTCCCACCGCCGGCATCGATGACCGAGGCCGTGTACGGCATGTTAGCGCCTTCGTAAAATACTTTGGTCGCTACCAGAATATCGATCTTGCCAGAGTTCAGGTCTTTCTGGACCTGCTCGCGCATCGAGTCGTTGGACTTGCCAGTGACTTCCTTGACGTGAAAGCCAGCAAACTTCCGCAGCTTCTGGGCCATCGACAGCGCGTGGTCCATGGTCTTGCAGAAGAGGATCGCGGGCTTCTCGGCCACCCTGGCGCAGTCGATCAGCAAAAGGTCGCGCTGCGGGTTGGCCCCAATAGCCTTGTCGTAAAGGTGCGCGTACGAAAAGGCCGTCCGCTTCGAGGTCTCAGGGTGGTAGAACTTGACGGCGTACACCTTGAAGCGAGCAACGCGCTCCAGCTCCATCAGGGACTCCGTAGAGACCTCGCACAGCATCTGCCCGAGCAGCGCCTCAACCACCTTTCCAGAGCCGTCAGAGCGGCTGTACGGGGTGGCTGAGAGGCCATAGCGGTAGACGGCGTTGGTGGCAGCCTCCAAGCAGCGGCGGTAGCCGTCTCCACCCGACGAGTGGCACTCATCACAGACGATACCTTCGACGCTCTCCAAGAACTCTCGGTAGTCGTCTTCGTGCAGGTGCGAGCGAAGCGTCGTCTGCATGACGAACGTGACCCGCTTCGGATTAAAGACGCCTGCCTTGATCGTGCCTGGGTCCCTGCCTCCCATGCGGAGGTAGGTCTTCTTCAGGTCTTCGAGCAGGTTCTCGCGATGGACGATAACCATCCACCGGACGTCCCGATTAAGGACGAGGGCGTTAGCCAAGATCGACTTGCCCGACCCCGTCGAGGCTTTGATGACCCCAACGGGCTTCTGCACCAGCTTCCGGATAGCCATCAGCTGGTCAGGGTAGAGATTTATTTCCCCGTACGAGCCGGAGATGAGGTCTGGGTCGATAGGATCCCAGTCCCGCTCGTCCAGAACGTCGAGGTCGTACGAACCAGCCTGTTCGAGAATGGCGTCCAGCATCCCAATCGGGATGCGGGGGCCACTCCGAACAGACATGGTGACGTCCTTAAAGCGCCCCCGCTCGGTCGGCACCTTCATCTTGTAGCTGCAGACAGCGCTGGCAATGAAGTCAGCGATCTCATCGTCGACCAAGATCTCAGAGGGCTTTACTCTAATCACAGGAGACCACCCACCAGGCGATAAGCAGTACCGACCAGAAGCGCGTCGGCCTCGTCGTCGCACGAAGGGGCGAAGCCGTGAATCTGCTCCGCGATGCGGAGGCTTAGCTTCTTCCCCTCTTCGCGGTCACGGGGCCAGTTGGCGATACCAACGTGCTTGCAGATCGCCTCGCGCCACTCGGAGATCTCAAGGATGCGGTGGTTGACGGAGAGGTGGGTAACCCACCCCTTCACCATCCCACGCATCTCAGCCAGGACCATAGCGGTCTTGGCGGACTTTCCGAGGTAGAGACCCTCGTAGACGAAGGTCGGAAAGTTCTGGCCCAAGAAGCACCAGAACGAGGGTGCGCTGCTGTTGTCGAACTCGACGTCCCCTTGCAAGGAATAGGTACACTTGAAGTTCGGGCCTTTCTTCCCCTGCTTCACGATACCGGACCAGAGAAGCTTCTCGCCGTCGAACGCGGCGAGGCCAGTCGTTCCGACCTTGGCGAGATCGATGGCGAGGTACTTCATGCGGGCGGCCCCTTAACCGAGTTGATCTGGGTGAAGAAGTGGCGCGCGTCCTCGCGCTCCATCGAGAGCATCCCGCGCATGGCCTTCAGCAGCGACTCGAAAGCCTCAAAGTTAGAAGCTCCAGTCGCGAGCATGACCATGAGCCCGTGAACGATCCCGGTCGGGATGAGCGTGGGGTCGAAGCTCTCTTCCTCGCCACCAGCGCTGAAGAGATACTCGCGCATAGACGCCAGAACCGCGTTGGAGACCTCACCGATCACCTTTGCCTTCGCATCATCCATAGACACCTCTCAGACAGTCCCCTTGAGGTAGCCAAGGACCCGTTCCATGACTTCCTTCTGGAGCTCAGCAGGGACCTTGGCGGTAACCTGCTCGTACACGACCTTATCAATAAGATGATCACTTCGCAGCTGAACAGCCGCTTCAGTGACCTTCGAGCTCGTGACCTTAGCACGATTCTGAATAAAGTTGCTGCAAGGAGCAGCCTCACCGTACTCACCGTCAAACTTTACAAAAGGCTCGCAGCCGCTGAGCTCGCATTGCGCGATGAACTCGTCAGCCACACCCCGGCTCTCAGTGCGAAGGAAGCGCGGTCCAGACACGACCTTGAGGTTAGCCTTGAGCCCCTGCGCGTCCTTCTTGAAGAGCCACACGCTGCCGTACCCAAAGCCCTGATTATCGAACCCAGTGGGCGCAAGCGCTCCGATCTGGATAGTCCGGTTACCCGTGACCCTGGACGATACGGTAGCTTCAGTGACGTGCTTACCGTCGATCCAGCAGACCCGGGTGTGCCAGTCACCGGAGAACACGAAGGGCACGGCCTGCTTCGTCTGCCAGTTGTTCAGCTTGTGGATGTCGAGCGTCTTTTCAGAAAGCAGGTACGCAGGCGTGCTGCCATCTGAAATTCCCGCGTGAGCGATCGCAGCGTCTGCGCGGTTGATCTCTTGGTCCGGCAGGTGGGCCGGGTACGGGCACAGAAGCACCCGCAGGTTCTCCACGTTGATGTACGTCGCCTCAGTCACGAGCTCGACCAAAGGGTTGGCGCAGAGCGGACTAAAGGCGAAGTCGTACTCCAAGCTGGAGTTGTGATCGTGGTTGCCCATCATGATGTACGTGGGCGTAGAACGCCCGCGCAGGAGGGCAGCTACCTGTCCTACCTGCGCGGGCGGGGGCGACGACTTATCGAACAAATCTCCGGCGATCACCACGGCTTCGCGCGGATGGTCATCAAGCACCTGCTTCAGGACCTGAAGCGTCTGCATGAACCGCGCGTTGACGCCGCCCATGACGGCGCCACCATTCTGCTTATGGTTCCCGAGGTGAACGTCGGAGATAATCAGCATGTCAGTTCTTCCTGAATCGCTGCGATGTCGGCGTCGCTTAGTGCGGCCAAGGCCGTCGGACGACCCTGACCTAGCTTCCGGTCTCCGATTGAAAACCAAGAGCCGGAGCGTTTGACCTTACCCTGCTCGACGGCGATGTCGAACACGGTGCCTCGGTTGTCGTAACCGAGGCTGTAGACCAGCTCCACGTCCATCTGACGGTAGGGCTCGGCCATCTTGTTCTTGACCGCCTTGACTCGAACGGTGTTCGAGATCGGCTTGTCGTTCGTGTCTTTGTTGGTCGAGATACGAGTGACCTCAACGCGCATGGACGTGTAGAACCGGAGGGCGTTGCCACCAGGCGTAGTGTTCGGCGAGCCAAAGGTCACGCCGATCTTCTGCCTGAGCTGGTTGGTGAAGATGACGCAGGTACCCGTCGACGACGCCACGCCAGCCACCTTGCGGAGGCCAGTCGAGAGCAGGCGAGCCTGCAACCCGACCGTGTGCTCCCCAGCGGACTTCTCGAGCTCAGCGAGCGGCGTCAGCGCTGCTGCGCTGTCGACGACGATGATCCCGTAATCCCCCGAGACGCACTCGTGGTAGAGCGTATCGATGGCGTCCTCAGCCGAGGACGGCTGATAGACGGCGAGCTTGTCACGCTGGCACCCGAGCTGAATAGCCCGCTCAGGCTCAAGCGCGTGCTCTGCGTCGATAAAGAGAGCGGCCTTGCCCATCTTGTTAGCCTGGGCACAGGCCTGAAGAACGAGGGTAGTCTTGCCGCCAGACTCCGCACCGAAGACTTCGGAAATGCGACCGCAAGGAAACCCTCCAATACGGAGGGCTCCCTTGTCGATAGCCCAGTTGCCCGTCGGGATGACGGGCACCTGGCTAACCTCAACCTGCGAGAGGAACTGCGGCCGTTCACGCTTTGGAGCGGCCATGTGTTACCTCAGCGGGGCAGATTGTGGGTCGAACGGTTACCGAGGGCCTTACCGCCACGGGACGGCGCAGGGGTGAGGTGCGCGAGCTTGGCCTCTATCGAGTGATAGGGCTCAAACACGAGCTTCTCGGCTGCGATGTCGGGAATGGCACGGTAGGTCAGCCAGTCACTGTTGAACGGGCCAGCCTGACGCGGGTCAGCCTGAACCGAGTACGAGGTCTTCGGACCCTCGATGGTCTTGATGATGTGGACCTCGTAGCCGTTCTTCGCCGAGGCATAGTTGCCGTAGAGCGAGAAGAGGCCGGTCGAGGGGTCATCAGCCTTGCCGTTGAGAGCCTCGTAGATCGTCTTCGTGCAGGAGAGCATCTGAGCGCCGAGGCTCGGATTCTTCATGTCGACGACGAGCGCGACCCAGCGCTTCGACGGGTACATCTCGTCAGCGAGATCGAGCATACCAGCCGCCTTGAGCTGGGAAGCCTTGTCGCAGACAGGGCAGTCCTCGCCCATGTGAGCCTTGCGGCACGCCACGGGGAAGCGCTTGCCCTCGACGTTGGTGCACCAGTGCTCGACGACCTGCTGGAACAGCGGGCGGTCCTTCATCTTGGGGACGAAGCGAACGATGTTGCGACCCTTCTCCAGACGCAGGTTGGAGGAGTAGGTACGCGGAACTTCGATCTCAGGGTTCTCAAGGGCGGCGGTGGTGGGGTCGTACTCTTCGAACTGAAAGTCAGGAACAGCAATAATGTCACGCATGTGAATACCTCAGGTGGTGAAAAGGATCAAAGGCCCGCGTCGATCTGCTTCTTGACGTAGGAGGTGAGCACCTTCATGCCCATCGCCCGGTCAGCGAGTGAGTCCAGCTCGGCCTTCATGAGCTGATACTCGCATTCTGCTTCGATGTACAGCTCCTCGGCGAAGACGACGTCCGGGTGCGTCGTGACCATCGCGTTGAGCGTGGCTTCCGTAGGCTTAGAGCCAGACATGGTCATCTCCTCGCGGAGAGCCAGGTAGGTGCGAGCCTCGGCCTGCTTCAGGTCCCGCTTGGTACGCAGCGACTTGGCCTTGGCCTCGGCGTGCTTGTAGGCGGCCGACGCAACCTCGGCGGTAGCGCGAGGAGTGAGCTCAACAACTTGGTCAAGGTCGAAAAGGTAGCGCTCGTCAGCTTCAAACATTGTGAACCTCAGAAGGGTTGCAGGTTACCCCAAGTGAATCCGTATTCGAAGTCAGCTTTCAGGGTCAGGGGTCCGACCTTCTGTGCGGTCATACACCGCTCCATCAGGTCTTTTACTTCATCGCGGTACTTGCTCTTGCACTCGACTAGAATCGAGTCGTGAACTGAGAGCACTATACGTGCAGGAAGCTTCTTGTCTAGTAGTTCCTGTTCGATTTTTACACAAGCTGATAGACAGATATCAGAAGCCCAGCCCTGAATTGGTGAATTTTGTGATCCACGCTCTGCACCACCACGCCTGTAGTCGTGATAGCCGATGGACGGGAGCTCGCGCCGGCGAGCCGGCTTGCCGTCCCACGGGATCCAAACTTCGCCCGTAAGCTGGGTCTTGATGCGCGCGTCTTCCATGGTCCGCACTAGGCCAGCGAACGCCTTCTCGAAGCCCTCTACGAGCTTCTCTGCGGCCGGCAGGGCGATGCCAAGGGTAGAGCTCAGGCCCTTCGCCGAGGACTTATAGATGGCGGCGAAGTTGGCGGTCTTAGCTTGGTTACGGTAGGGCGACTCCTTACCCGCAGCCTTCTGCTCCCTGATGATGCGAAGGCACTCCTCGCTCGTGATGCCCCAAGCATCAGGCGCGATCTTGGCCGCCGTCATGGCGTGGAAGTCAGCTCCGCTCAGCAGGATAGAGAGCATCTCTTGGTCCATTGACCAAGCTGCTGCGATGTAGATTTCGAGCGTCTTGTAGTCAGCCTGGATAATAATCCAGTCGTCGTCGTGCCAGTCATTACCGAACGTGCGGCCGTCAGCCTGGAACAGGTTCTTCACGACCTTTGCGTCAGGACCGCCCTTAGACGGGATGGTCTGAGCCGCCGGCTCAGTCATCGACAGACGACCCGACCGAGCGCCGACGATGTCAGCCCTCGGGTGTACGCGCCCGTCTTTGCCGATGTAGTTCGGCAGGGTCGTGACGTAGCTGCCGTACAGCTTGACTAGCTTTCGCCAAGCCAAGAGGTTGTCGATGAGCGGGTCACCCTTCAGGAGCTCTAGAGCCTTCTGGTCAGTCGAGATAGCCCCAGTTTCAGTACGTCGAATCATGTCAGGGGCAGCGACAGCCTGGATGTAGTCGCCCACGCTCGCGTTGCTCGACGGGCTGACACCGCTGTTCTTGAGAACGATGTCGAGCTCTGAGATGCGCGAGCCGAAGTAGTGCCCGGCCTGCCTGATCGAGTCACGAGAGATGTAGAGCCCGACGCGGGACATGCGCCCGAGGAAGCCGTACGCCGGGTAGATGAGGCGTTTGCCGTGCTCCCGGACAGGCTGGTACTGGTCGAGCTCCTTCTGCTGGTGCTCGTGGACTGCCAAGGTGACCCACGAGTCGCGCGCGGCGTAGCGGTGCAGGACGTCAGGGTCGATCCCGCGATACATGTACGCCTTCTTGCGCTTCTTCAGGTACTTCTCGCGGTCGGCCGTGGTCTCGGACTCTTCTTCACTCAGCAGGCCACGGGCCGCCTCTTGGATAATCTCCGCTTGGTCCATGTCCTTCTGGGCAGCGTCCATCTCACGCTTGGGAGACGGGATGCCGACATGGAAGGCTAGCTGAGCCAGGCTAGCGTCGCACTCACCGTGGATGAGCTTGGCGTTGACGCGCGTGTCCCAAGCGATCGGACCAGGTCGGAAGGCAAAGCGCGGGTCTACGTCAAAGGCCGTGATGTCGTAGTCGATGTTCTGGCCGCCGTACTGGATGTGCGGCTGCGTCAGAGCCTTCCTGAGCCACTTGCGGACCTCAGGGCTCTCCAAAGACTTCTCGTCAAAGACGAGCGTTGGGTCCTCGCTGCGCAGGGACTTCGTCATCGTCACCTCGACGATCATGAAGTCCTTCTGGTGCTGAAGCCCGTAGGTCTCGGTGTCGAACGAGATGATCTTGGCGTCTTCCAACCACTCGTCCGCCCAGTCTAGCTCGTACGGGCTGACGAGAACGGCGTGCGCCTTCGGCAGGTCGTTCTTCTTGGGATTGCGGTGCAGGTCGAGCAGCAAGCCGACCTCGTTGGAGAAGTGGCGGTGGAACATCTCGTTCATCAGCACGTCGCTAGCGCGGTGTGTGCCGACGATAGGAATCCGCCGCTTGAGGTTGGTGCTGTACACGTTAAAGTACGAGCCCCGATTCGAATAGGTGGCGATGGGGAAGCCGGCGAACGACTTGGCTGCCTGGCTTCCCATCAGCAGGACCATCTCAGGCTTGAAGGTATCCCACGAGTGCGAGAGATACGGGCGACAAGCCGAGATGTCGGAGTCCTTTAGCGGTGCGCCTCCGCGCGGGCTCAGCGTCCCGCAGCGGAAGGCGAAGTCGTAAAGGATGTGACCCTCGTAGCCGAGGTTACGGATCGTCGAGGTGACGATCCGCTCCGTAGGTACGTCGAGGGTCGACTGCGAGAGCACGACGAGCATGCGCTCGGCAGTCGTTCCCCGCACGAGGCGGGGCTTGGCAATGGTCGGCCCCTCCCTCAGATCACAACGCTTGCACAGGTTGCAGCCGTCACCCTTGGTCTGCATGACCTTAGAGCGCCCGCTCGCTGTCCATTTCCGGTCTACGCTGCTCTCCCGAGGATTAAACGGGAAGGCTTCGTCAACCGCGATGGTGTCGAGGTAATCTGGGAAGAGGTCGATCATCTTAGAACTTCCCCTGAACGAACTTGCGGATGGTGTTCTCGCCCGGGTTCGCCTTCGGGAACGCCTTGAACTTGCCGGCGTTTTCGAGGATGAACGTGGTCACGTCGTCAATCGAGGCGCCCTGCTGCTTCAGGTAGGCGATCGCGTCTTCCATCGCGACGCCAATCTTCGGCGTCTCGTAGATCTGCGGGTCCATCCGGAAGTCCTTGGTCAGAATCTTCCGCTCGGGAACGTCGCTCGTCAGAGCTGCGAGCCCCTCTTCGACCTCACGCTCCTCTTCCTCGACAGTCGGCGTGATGCTGAACTGCACCTTGGGTGCAGGCGCCTTCACCGCCTCCTCGTCGTTGTCCGTCCCGACCTCAGAACCCTCGTCCTCGTCGAACTCGATCGGAACCATGCGCGAGGTCGTCGGCAGGTTCGCACCACCCGAGATGACGTGCGCGTGCCCAGCCGGAATTTCCCGAACCTCAGGACGCTTGGACGGACCGGTGTCAGGGGCGTCCGCGAGCTTCTTCGGGCGACCGCGCTTCTTCTTCTCACCCTCAGGCTCGGTCGCCGGCAGGACAAAGTCGCGCGGCTTCGCGGCGGGTGCGGGCTCGGCAACGGGTGCAGGCGCGACGTTGTTGTCAATGTGAACGATCGGGTCGGGGATGACGAAGCGCATGCCACCCAGAGCGGGCGTAACGCTGACGAACGCGTCGACCTGCTTCACAGGCTCGACAGCCTTGATCTCAGGCTTGGTCTGAGGAGCAGGTGCGACCTCGGGTGCGGGTGCAGGTGCGGGAGTAGCAGAGGTAGCAGGAGCCTGTGCGCGGCTAACGAAAGCCGCGAAGGCGGCCATCTCTTCGAGGGAGTCGAACTGTACGCTGATGTTCATGGTTGATTACTCGCTTGTTGAATTGCCTGCAGGAACTCTTCGTGACTCGCATCCCCGGGATCTTTCCCTGGTGCGACTGGGACATAGATGGCATCGACGCCACCTACTCTGAGTAGTGTAGCTAACGCCCAGCTTTCTGCTTTCGCGTCGCCGTCGAGCATTACGTACACACGCTTTCTACAAGAAGCTAGTAGTTTTTTGTGCTCGTGTGATGGTTTTCCTAATACCGCGACAGTGTGCGGGTAGTGAGGTAGTGCGTCGAAGACGCCCTCCACCACTACGATAGGATCGTCATCCCACAGCCTGTCCTTGTTGAACATGCTGATCTCGCGCTTGAAGCCCTTCTGGTATCGGTACGAGCGGTCGACAATGTTACGGGCGACGAACCCGCTGAGGTTGGGGCCATCCCACAACGGCACAACGATGCAGTCCCGGTAGAAGCCGAACTGGCAGTAGCCGATCCCGCAGTCGACGATTGTCTCAGGATGCACGCCTCGCCCTGTGACGTAGTTCCAGAACCTGATGTCCGTGCCCGCGACGGGCCTTTCGCTCAGGGGCTGAAACTCGTCTGGCAAGGTGATCGTAGGCTTAGGAATCTCCGACAAGGGGTTGTCGACGGGCGGTACGTACCACTCCTTCGCCTTGCTGCGCTTGTAGAACCCTTTCTCTTGGCAACGGTGGCAGTAGAAGTAGCCGGTCTTGAGGGCGACCGACATGTTGCGCTTTGACGTGTTCTCGTGCCCGCACCACGGGCACCCGACGCGAATCCAGTCGCGGTCGTCCCCGCCGTGCTCCTCCACGAAGCTTTCGACGATGTCAGCGATGAGCGACTTACTCATCCTCGAACTCCCACTTCGTGCTGCCGGTGTAGGTAGTGGCTGGAATCTCTAGCTCCTTCGAGACGGGGATGTGGATGAAGTAAGGGTTAGGGAGCACGCACCCGTAGCTAGAGTTGAACGTGAACGAGGGCGTTCGCTTACGGGGCTGCCCAGTACGGAACTTGGCCAAGTAGGCGTAGACCGCCTCACTGCCGTCGTCCTTAGCTTCGATGTTGACCGAGATGACGTTGTCGGAGACGCGGGACT